AGAATGGTCGATCTCGTCGCCCTCAAGGCAGCGAATGAAAAACGCTGGGCAAATGCCAAGCTGATGCGAGGCCCTGAATTTGCTCCAGTTGCCAAGCGGCTGGTTGCGGCCAAGCAGAGCTATCTCACGGTTTCGGCAAGGACCGGAATTCCGTACCCGTTCATCGCCGTGACACATCAGCGTGAATCGGGGCAGGACTGGAGTCGCAGCCTAGCACAGGGCGACCCGTGGAACCATGTTTCGACGCACGTTCCGGCCGGGAGAGGGCCGTTTAATTCGTGGGAGGAAGCCGCCTACGATGCATTGGTGAACTGTGGCCCCTATGCAGCCCGCAACAAGGATTGGAGCATAGGCGGGACGCTGGCGAAGCTGGAGCAGTATAATGGGCTGGGTTACCTCAGCCGTGGCCTTCCGTCGCCCTATATCTGGTCCGGGACAGATCAGTATAACAAAGGAAAATACGTCGCCGATGGAGTATTTGATCCGGGTACGGTCGATAAGCAGCTCGGTTGCGCCGGCCTGATCATGGCGATGATGCAGCTTGATCCGTCGATCAAGTTCGATGAAACGCCAGTGGAACTTGTCCGGGACGGCGTATGGCTGCAGACCTCTCTCAATAAGCTTGGTGCCAACCCGCCCCTCGAAGTGGACGGCATTGTCGGGGCGGCCACGCGCAACGCGGTGCGGGCCTTCCAATTGGATCGCGGTCTAGTCGTTGATGGACTGGTCGGGCCGGCTACGTTTGCCGCAATCGACGCCGCTCTTTTGACCGGCAAGAAGCTGCCGACGATGCCGGTCCCTCCCGAGATTGTATTGCCTCCGCCTGGCACTCAGGCACGCGCCGATCTCGCGCCGACGTTCTGGGGGCGGGTGGTGGACCTTTTCAAGCCAAAGGTGAATTAGATGACATTGAACGACTGGGGGCGAGTGCTGGTTTCTGTGATTGTTGCTGCTGGCTTTATTGGGATTTTGATTTTGATCATCACCATCAAGACGCAGGGCAATGCTCCGACTGAGGTTATGCTCGTTATGCTCGGTGCGCTCGGCGCCGCGTTCGGTCAGGTGGTTTCCTATTGGGTCGGAAGCTCTTCCGGTTCTGCACAGAAGGACACTGCACTACAGAAGATCGCGGAAAAGACACCATGATTACCGGCATCCTCGGCATCCTCGGCGCGCTCACCGGACTTGTACCGGCGCTCATGCAATGGTTGAGCCTGAAAGAAACCAATGCCCACGCACTCGCAATGGCACGAGAGCAGCGCGAAGCTGCGAAGGAAGGCGTCGCGCTACAGGTTGATCTTGCAAATGCTCAGGCTGATATCCGACAGGCAGACCATATTTACAATTTTGCTAGCGGCTCTTCTGGCAACAGGTTTGTGGACGGACTGGCCATATTTGTCCGGCCCTATATTACTCTGGTTTTCTTCCATCTCTGGATACTTCTAGAAATCTTCATGTTCATCTATGCGGTGAACAGCGGCTATGACCTTGGCCAGCTCGTCAAGGTGCTATGGAGCGATGAGACGGCCGGCATCTTCGGCGCGATAATGGGTTTTTGGTTTGGTGACAGGATGATGCTACGCGGCCAACAGCGGATGGCCGCTACACTTGCAGTTCAACCGAAAGGAAGGTGAGATCATGGATATATGGATTATTTCTGGAGTGATCGGGTTCGTCGCTGGCGGCGCGTTCATCTGGTTTTTCAAGGACAAGATTGAAGCTCTTGTCGTGGACGCAAACACGCTATCGGCGAAGCTTCACGCCAAGGCTGACGCTTTGAAGAAGTAAGCAAGCGGACCAATAGCCCTGGTTGCACAGAGCTACTGGCCCTGACCACCACAACCCTCCTGAAAGGGCTGCAATGGCTGATGCAAATACAACCACGAAATCCTTTCCGGAATATTTCGAAACTGAGGCGGGATGATCACGCTTCGTTTCGTCTCCCATCCCGGCATCTTCAATTGGGCCTGTACAATTGCCCAATATGGATTTTGGGCGACTCATGTTGAGATCGTTATGCCCGACGGGACCTATCTCGGGGCGCTGAGCGATGGCGTCAAGATCAGGCCAGCAAATTACGACGCTGGAACTATCAAGAGGGAAATGTTCATTGAGGTAAGGGCTACCGCCGAGCAGGAGGAGATTTTCTACGCGTTCGCGGAAAGCCAGATCGGAAAGCCCTATGATACATGGGCGATCCTCGCCTTTTTCTGGCCGAGTCGTGACTGGCAGTCGTTCGATTCCTGGTACTGCGCCGAGCATGGCGCTCAGTCCTTTGCCGAATGCGGAATTCTACCTAATGAAATGGCCGTTAAATTCAGCCGTGTGACCGTGCGTGATCTGCTTCTTATGGTCAGCACGCGAGCATGGCCATGAGTGATGATTTCTTTTCGATTATCGGAATTCATCTGAAAGATTTGATTGCTGGATTTGCAGGAGGTGTTGCGAACGCTTTCATCTTCAAAAAGTCAAACCCGTGGGCTGTCATCGGGTCGATCGTTGTTGGAGGACTCGCGGCAAACTATCTTGGTGCAACGGTTGGTCGCGTGCTCGGAACATCTGACGGGTTCTCCGCGTTTGTAGTTGGTCTAGCAGGAATGGCCATTTGCCAGGGGATAGTCGAGTCGGCCGGTTCGTGGGACATCCTGAAAAGGCTAAAAAATGATTAGTACAGCGTACACGATCGCAGCCCTGCTAGGAGCCGGACTGCTGGTCTATGTCATGCAGAAGGTGGAGGACGATCGCTGGAGCAAGACCGATCCTATTTGGCTGCAATGGCTACGTCGGGCGGCATTCGTAAGCACCGCCATTGCCCTTCTCTACTCCATCGATTCAACAGACTGGCAGTTGACATGCTTACTTCTGGTAAGCGCGAGCGCCATCATACTTTTCATCAATGCGCTGGCGTTGGCGCTTCGGGCGCCCCCGAAGAACAAGGGAAAAATGCGGCACGCACCGCATGGGTTTTCATATTTGGTTGCACGTGTGGCGCATTATTTCAGCGTGCATCGGTGACGCGGGGCTCTAATGCCTGAAATGCGGGGTGCTGAGCCAATCGACCCTACCAAGAACGTCCTCGATCTGGTTGCGGCACAAGAGAAGCTACTACTCGCTCTACGTGACGCTGATCTCAAGCATCGTGAGCAACTCTCTGAGGCAGAGACGCGACGCCTGGATCAATTGCGTGCGCAGGATGCGCGGTATGGCTCAATCATGGAGACGATGCGGAACGAAAAGATAGACTCAACCGCAAAACTCCTTGCCAACCAACTTCAGGAAATCAAGGGAGATATTCAGGTCGAACTTCGCAGCCTGAACCAGTTTCGCTGGGAAAGCGGCGGGAAGACGAGCGGGACGAACCTACTGGCTTACATCATCGTTCAAGTCGTTATGTCTATCGCTGGGATCGGCACTGTCATCGGCGTGATGTACGCAATTTTCAAGCCGCAGTAGGAAACGCTGAAAGGATAGCCAATGCTAGTCTCCGTCATTACGTTCCTGATCTACCTGTGCATCCTCGCCATCGTCTTTTATATTGTGATTTGGGTGCTCGGTATAATCGGCGTTCCGCTTCCAGCTAAGGTCATTCAACTTATTTGGGTGATTTTCGCTCTCATAGCAATCCTCTGGCTGGTGCAGATGGTGCTTGGCGGTGGCGGGTTTCGAGTCCCGTCCATCCGATGAGATAGCCGCACCCAGCATTTGCCGAGGCTGCTGAAATGAAACACTGGATCAGTTTCCACCGTCATCAATTCGTTGCTGAAAATGGAGAACAGGACATGTCATGGAGAGAAGCACCGCCTTGGGCGGTCGATCTTCTGGAAATGCAATATTACATCATCCTGCAGAACGAAGCGCTGCAGGCGAAGCTTGAGGATCGATCGACGCGGTTGTCTGACAAGGATCAGCGGGCGCTCGACCAGCTAATGGATATCCTGAAGGGCACTAACGCGAAAATTGACAGCGCCAAGCAGGATAAGTGAACCGCTCCTGGCGGTCCCCAGGAATTTAAGGAGTATCAACTATGGCTACCATTCAAGAAGCACTTGCGGTCGTCAAGTCGAACAGTTCCCGCACCGGCTCGCTGATCGCGCTGTTCGATGCGAAGAAGGCGGAACTTGAAGCCGCGCTGGCAAACCAGATGACGCCAGAAATCCAGTCGGCTATCGATGAAGTGTTTTCCGTCGAGACCGCGGATGCCACCGCCATCGATACGGCGCTCAATGCGAACGTTCCTCCGGCGACTCCGTAACCTATGCACTGGACTATCCCGGCAACCTTCGCCTGCGTTCTGGTAGCAACCTGCACGCAGGCGCGAGCCTTCGACTATCGCCCAAATGAACAACCGATGTTCGGGACGTATTCGCAGAAGTATCTCGATCGCCAGCAAGCGAAGCGATGGAAGGTACTCTGCAGGTATGACCACCCACGGGCCAGGATCGAGGCTCACAGCGTAGGCAAGCCTGATCCATGTAATACGAAAAAGTAATTCGGCGCGAGCCGTCACCAATCCGCCGGGCCTTCCTAACCGGCGGTAGTTCGGGCCGCACTTGGCCCCTGTCGCCCCCTAAGACTTGCCCGGCTTGGAAACAGGCTGGGCTTTTTCGTGAAAGACGCAACATGAAATTCAGAGAACTGGGCGGGAGGTCGGTCGGCGGGCGAGACCTGCCTGGCCCGTACATCAGCGCAACCACTCGCGGACTCCTTGGGAGTCCGGCACCCCCAGCACCTCCCGGCGACACTACCGGTCAACCGATCGGGCTTCTTCTCATCCTAACAAAGGCATCCTGATATGGCAGATACGGCAGTTGCGATCACTGCGGGTAGTGGCACGAACGTTGATACCCGAACCGAAGCAACCAACGGGAACCACCGGCAGGTTGTCGTCATCGGAGATCCGTCGCTCAATGCTGGCGTGGCGGCGGTCAAGGACGTTTCTGTCGCCCCCGTTACTGCGACGGACCCCGCTCTTGTAACGGTTCTGCGCCCTGACAGCCCCGGCATCATCGCGCTGGTGGCACATGATGCTGCTGATTCCGGCGAGCCGCTCAAAGTCGGTGCAAAGGCTATTGCCGGGCTTTCAGGGGCGACCCTGGTAGCCGCGGCGGACAGGACTGATCTTTATGCCGGCCTCGACGGCGCGCTCATCATGCGCCCGCACTGCGGCTTGGAAGACCTGTTAACTCCGGTCCCGGTTGCGATCACGGATGGCAGCTCTACCAGCGTCATGGCCTCGGCTGGTGCCGGCGTGAAGAACTACGTGACGACCTGCATCATCGCAAACACGTCGGCAACGGCCGTGACGGTCGATCTGAGGGATGGCGCTGCGGGTGCTGTCAAAGCCACATTCCCGGTGCCTGCCAATACCTCTGGCGTGGTCTGCAATTTCCCCGTCCCGCTTGGTTTCAGCGCGGCAACGGCGGTTTGTGCTGATCCATCCGCAGCGGCTTCCACCATCACCGTTACCCTGCTCGGCTTCAAATCAAAGGTATAAGCAAATGGCTTCTCGCTTTTGGGTTGGCGGCACGGGCACTTGGGATGCAGCAGATACGACGCACTGGTCGGCTACGACCGGGGGGGCTGGCGGCTCATCCGTGCCGGGGGCTGCTGACACCGCGACATTCGATGGATCAAGTGGAGGCGGGACAGTCACGGTCAACACCAACGTAGCTATTATCACTATCACTATGGGAGCATTTACCGGGACTTTAGACTTTGCAACAAACAATAACAGCGTCACCCTTTCGGGCCTGTTCAGTTGCAGCGGAACCGGAACGCGTACCCTTAATATGGGTAGCAACACCTGGACGCTTTCCAGCAACAACGGCACAGTCTGGGATTGCGGAACCAGCACAAATTTGACGTTGAACGCTGGCACTTCGACAATTCTTGTCTCCGCTAATCCTGTTTTCAATCGGTCTCTTAGCCTTGGGACGAGCCTGACCTACAATATCATTTCTGTCGATAACACGGCAGATAAGTCGTATATCACCAGCTTCTCGGCCACCACTGGAGTTACAATAGGGACACTGACTGTGGTGGTCCCCATGAATATCGCGTTTACTTCAACCGCGACATATACAATTACCAATGCGGTCAATTGGGCTGGTACGGCAAATAATGACGCCATCCAAATTTTCGGCGGCAACGGTGTGACCCCAACCGTAGCGCTTGCTGGTGGATCAACCATTTCATGGGCGGCTATCGGCGGAGTCACCTTCACAGGAAGTCCAACCGCGACAAACTCCTTTGACCTGAAAGGCAACAGCGGCATCACGATCACAGGACCGGCGGGCTCTGCTGGGGTGATCGGTGGATAATGGGAATTCTTCTTCTAGGCAGAGCCCCTTCAATTTTCGGCTGGGAACAAATCCCAATCGGAGCAGGCGGACAACTCACCGGATTGGACATCGCCGCCGACGGCACAAAAGTAACGTGGGCCGACGTCAACAACGCCTACCGATACGACAGTGCAGGCTCTATCTGGCGGAAGCTTTGCACGCACACAAGCCTGGACGGAACTTCCACGACTGCGCAGCGTGTTTGGGCTGTTGCAATCGCGCCGAGCGACTCATCAATCAGGTATATGCTCATGGGGGATGGTTATCTCCTAAAGAGCACGAACGGCGGGTTAACCTGGGCGGATAGTAGCTTCCTACATCCAGATATTGGCACCGCTCCTTACTCACCCAACGGTGGATATAAGTTTTGCAACAATAAGTTTGTTGTCGATCCGGCCGACCCGAGCCATATTCTCGTCGGGACTGCCACACAGGGGTTGCAGCGGTCCACTGACGGTGGGGCGTCGTTTAGTGCAGTCACTGGCCCTGCATCTGCGGTAGCGTCGTTCACTGCATCGATATCCGGAACCACATTGACCGTTTCCGCAGTATCGGCGAACACAATCTTGCCGGGGCACTTCGTTTGGGGATCAGGAGTCACATCGTATCTGATCCGACCCTATGGCACGTCAGGGACTACTGGGGTTGGTGGAACGGGCACTTATGCACTATCTGGAAGTTCGCAGACTGTTTCCAGTCGCGCGATGACGTCTCACGGTGCCGGTGTCGTCGGAATCTGTTTCGACGCATCGTCGGGGACGACCAGCGGCAGAACGTCGGTGATCTATGCCGGGCAGTCTCAATACGGGGTGTGGCGATCGGCAGACGGCGGGGCGACGTGGAGCGATATTTCGAGCGGCGGTCCCACTAGTGTCTGGGTGTCGGCACAAGTTACAACAGAGGGTGTCTACTATTGCAGCGAAGGCAGCTCAGCAGCAACTGGGCCTGTTTGGCGATATCAATCGAGCGCTTGGACAAATATTTCAACCGTTGCGGCTCAAGGTATTTGGACTGACCCGAATTGGGCAGGCAGCATATCAATCCATTCAGTGAGCACTGGCGGGAAAACTGGTCGCCGTAGCATGGACTACGGCGCAAACTGGCTCAGTAACGATACATGGTCGGACGTCTATCCAGGGGGCGGACAGGACCAAATTGCGACGGATATTCCTTGGCTCGCCACATCTGACACCAGTTACATGACGATTGGTGAGATGCGGATTGACCCGACCGTTCCCGTGGTCAAGATCACCGGAAATCTCGCGAGTGGATCGAACACGGTCAGCAATCTTTCCGCAACTGCGGGCCTCGTGGTCGGTCAGTGGATTGTCGGCTCAACCATCCCCGGCAAGGCTAAAATCGCCAGCATCAATGCCGGGGCGAGCACGCTTGTTTTCGACGGTGCGGCTGCTACGGGGAACGCCACAGGCACCGCGATTACCTGCAATAACGACAACCTGATCTTTGCCGAAGGCATCGGCGTCTGGAAAGGAAATTGGCCCGTATTGTTTAAGCCGTTCACATGGACTTCGATGACGATCGGCATTGAGGAACTTGTTGCGACGGACATCGTATTCCCGACGACGCTTAACCCGGTCACCGCATCATGGGATCGATCGAACTTCCGCGCCACAGGCACAGCCGCCTATCCGTCTTCGTATGGCCCCGTCGATGGACAGTTCTGCGGGAGCTGGTCATTAGACACCGAGCCCGGCAATCCGCTTTTCGTTGCTACTTGCGCGAGTTGGGACGCTACCCAGAATTGGGGCTACAGCGATGACGGCGGGCAGACATGGACTGAGTTCGCTGCGCAGCCGATCTCCAACCAGAGCGGCGGCTGCATAGCTGTAGCGTCGCAAACAAACATGGTCGTCAATCCTGGGCAGGGAGATACGGTCCTGCCAAAATACACCACAGACGGAGGGGCAACATGGACAAACGCAACCGGACTTCCGGCCTCAGGCTGGATCGGAGCTTACTTTTACCGTGCCAGGCCGATCTGTTCTGACCGCGTGACAATCGGAACATTCTACGCCGTGAGTTACGGCAACGGCGTCTATAGCTCGGCCGATGGCGGGATCAACTGGAGCAAGGTCGCGAACACTGGCGTCATTGACGGAAACGGCGGATTCAACGTGACCCTGCGCGCCCGCCCGGATGTGGCTGGGGATATCTGGTACACGAGCGGCAAGTTTGGTGACGGCAAGATCGACCGAGCGCCAACCAACCAGTTCTTTTATCGGTCAACGGATGGCGGGGCGAACTGGGTTGCCGTCACCATCGCGAACGGATACGGCGCGGACCTGAAGGAAATCAGGTCTTTCGGGTTTGGCCACGCCGCGCCCGGCGAAATCGTGCCTACGATGTATTTCGACGGGTGGGTGAGCGGAACACACGGGATTTGGAGAACGGTGGACTTATGCCAGACCTTTACCCAGCTTCTCCCAGCAAGCGGCTATGTTGCTGACAATCTCGATAGCGTCGAGTGCATCAACGGCGATATGAACACCTATGGATGCGTCGGTATTGGTTTTACCGGCAGCGGATGGGCCGTCGGAAAATTCAGGTGATTTACGCAAGCCGGATTTTTTCACCAGGATGAAGTTTTATCTCGCGGCCATCCATGAGTGTTACGAGCAGCGCGCAGGTCGTTCTTGATCGTTTAGACCCGATCAGGTGATGTGGGGCCGCTCCAACTCCGTTGCAAACGGTAACGCTTTGGACCGTTCCAATATTTCCGTCGATATCAATTTTTGACCACGGCTTTAAGTCCCCAGCAAAAGAACTTTTCGGATTAAAAAACCACCACGCCATAGAGATACATCCAATGTTTAATTGCTGAGAGCGCCACGCTACCCCACGTTGCCCCATCCATCAAGACGGATTCGGGGGAGGGTTAACGGACGCGCGGTACTCCGCAATCGCTTCGTCGACCCGGCTAGGAGCGCTGTCGCCACTCTGCACCCATTCGACCGACCTCCATACCTCGTTGAGGCGGTCCATCCGAGCGCGCATCCTAGCCTCAAAGTGGTTCAGCACGAGGAGAACGCTTTCGGTCTCCTTCGCGGCGTCTACATGGCCTAGCTCGGTAAGGGCCTCAACCATATTTCTCAGATCCTCGCGCTTTCTGAAAAGCTCGTCCGGCTCTGCATAACAAAGATAATTGAACGATCCTCCACTCATGTTCTTCCTTTCTGTGTTTGGCCATGACCGAAAGTGTGAGCCGCGCCTCTTAGTGTGCGACGACTTGGCGAACACCAAGAGGCGGAATCCGGATATCAACCGTCGTCACGTACTTGTCGGCAATATCGGCGCTGAGGTTCACGGACAGGTTCGGCAAGTTTCGCTCGGTATACTGGCGAAGCACTTGCCGCTCCATATAGGAGGGGTCCATAAAGCGTAGAACGTCGGCCGGGAACGTCATTTTGAGGCGAAGTTGGGAAATCATGGAGGAGGCGGTTCTGAGTTCCGCCTGGTACGGTGCCGTCAATTCATCCTCACGCCGTTGGCGCTGGGCTCGCATCATCTCAAGGCGCGGGAATTTAGACATCTTCAGTTTCCTTTTTTGCTCAAAGTCCAGACACTGCTCAGCTAGGCGATAGCAATCTTCCAGTCCGGGTCAGCCGGGTCGCACAGCGGTTTAATCCGCCAACCGCCATTCTCACGCATGTATCGGTCGGGCCTCTGCGCCGAGACCCAAGCTGCGGCCTTGTTGGCTGTTTCGAACGGGCCAACGCATATGTCGTTTGGCATTTCGATGAAATAGCTGATTTTCAATTCTCTCTCCCCGTTTCTGCTCATGTCCGGACTTAACGGTGTATGTTTCGTTGGTGTCTTCTCTCCAGAACTTCGCCGACTGTGATTCCAGAAAGGAAGGCTACGCCGACGAGTGAGACAATAACAACCCAATCCATTTCAGTTCTCCATTTCAAGTCCAGTCTTCGGTCATGTCCGCGAGCGCCGGACGGTAGAGATATTTGGTTCCTTTATCCGGAGAGAAAAGAACCAGTCGTTCACCCGCTTCAAAGCGCCGCTGGGCGACCTAAGAGAGCCCGCTGAGGCGCTTATCAAGCGAAGCTCCCCAATCCCCTCTCGCCTCAATGCGGCCGATGCCGCAGCGGCATTTGGGGCCTCAATTTCGATTATAGCCGAAAATTCAGCTTCATATTTTGGCATCGCGGTCTCCATTCGACTCTGGGCCGTACTCCATTTGCTCCGCAGCGACCTCGCACCAAACCTCAGCCGTGATCGAGTCGGCTAGGTCCACGTCCATCTCTTTGAGTTCGTTTGCCTTCGAGCACCAGCCTCGCGCAACTGCCTGGGCGATGAGTTCTCTGGTAAGCATTTCATTCTCCTTTTGCTGTGGTGGACACTACTGATGCCCGAAAGTCGGGTTCATATTGAACGGTTGTCGGGGGCAGCCGAAGCCCTTGCAAGTGGCCTCCGAACCGGGAGGACAGATGCAGCCACGTGGCGTTCCCGTGTAAGTCGGGAAGTGGCATGCCTCGCCAAGCGGGCCACGGTGCGCGCACCCGCCCGTGCCCTGGCATTCCGGTCTACTACAAGCATTGAAGTTCATGGTCCTCGGTCTCCTTGCCAGTCTGGACTTAGCCGTCAAACCCGCGAGATGGCGGCAAGCTCAGCGAGGTAGCTGATGCTCTCCCCAAGAGCTTGCGCCAGCCCGGTTAGGGTTTTGATGGTTGGGTTGTCGGACCGGCGCTGCTCCAAATCCCAAAGATGCGATTTCGTGCACCCGATCCGGTCCGCCGCCTGTGAGAGACTGAGGCCGTTTTTTTCTCTGGACTTCCGGATGTAGGCCGCGAAGTCCGCTGTTTTTGAGATGGTCATCCTTTGGTCTTCCGGGTTTTGGCCTCGCCATAGCTTAGCCTGCACTTCGGGCACCGCCAAAAGCCCTCGATCGCGCGCAGCTTCCCGCCGCAGCATACGACCGATTTGATCGGCACGAAGATTTCGTCCCCGTCTTCCTCAACCATCATCGTTCTCTCCTTTTCAGTGTTTCGGACAGCCGGCCACTCCGGACTACTGATTATCGTGGGCGTCGGGGCGCAGTAGCCTGTCAAGCAGGTAGGCCCCGCATTCTGCAGCGCCCTTGGCGAGTTCGCGGTCTATAGGGTTTTTCTCATCATAGGCCGCTCGCAGCAGGTCCGAGAACAGTTCCTGGCAGCGCCTCATGTTATCGTCCATCTTGAGCCCCGTTTTCGACGGGGAGTGCGGCGAGCGCCGCATCGGCCGTCTTTAAGTCAGCGTCAAAACCGGATGCCCAGCTATCGTTAGGCATGGCAACATGCTTGTTGATGACGAATAGGGCGAGCCTTGCCGCCCGTATCGCCGCCTGCAGCCCCTTGCGGAGCCGCTCGATTTCTTCGTCTTGCGCCACGATCTCCTTAAAAAGCCGGTCGGTTACTGCATCTCGCCATTCGGGGTGCTTTTGAAGGCTGCGAATATGGGCGCGAAGCTCGGTAGAGTTTTGGTCGGTGATATAGGTCATTTGCCCTTCCCTTACCGCTAGTTGCGGGTGGTGGTGCCGGCCTGCAAAGCCAGACCGGGGTGCATCGCCTGTGCTCGCTCCAGCACGGTATGGTCACAGCCGCCCATCCCCTTGAACCCCTCCCGAACGCAAATCTTGCAGGGGAAGAATGGATAACCGGGGAGGGACTTGAACATCTGTCGCGCTTCTGTTTCAGCCATATCGGTTATATGCTCTGCACTTTGGCCAAGATTTTTTCGAACTTATCGCCATTGTCAGCCAGCGCCACGATCCATGCAGCGAACAGCAGCGCGTCATCCTTGCTCATCGTCTCGGGTACCCCACACATAAAGTAAATCTGGGAAGCCCTGACGCCAACCATCCACTTATTCTCGGTCTCCATCTTCTCTCCTTCACTGTTTCGGTCTGTTTGAATGATCGCTAGTCGAGACTGCCGGCGGCGGTACGAGGCTCGACAGTCACGACACCCTTGCAGGGGCTGTTTCTGTCGTCGGCTCGACGGATGATCCCGCAGTCGCGGCAAGAGATAAATTGTCGCCATCTGATCCAGTGGTGTCCGTTGCTAGGGCTTGGAATCTCTCCTTCGCCTTCTTCCATCGCTCGTCCTCCTTGGCTTGATCCTCGGGCAGCAACTTGAACATGGCGACTCCATCCGATGTCGGATAAACGTCGCGGCCATCGCTGACCATGTATAGGCCGTCTTTCCATTCGCCCTGGTAATAGCAGTCAAAGATGCCGGTTGACCCAAGCTCGATCACCTTGAAATAGGTGCCGTCCTTCGGGCAATACTGCGGCTCCTTCCAACCCAATTCCTTCAGACGCTGATGGGCATCCCAGAGTGCGTGGATAGCTGCCTGTTCGTCCGGCATCCGCTCCGCACGCAGCCGCTCGGCTTCCACGGCGCGCTGCCACAGCGCATCGCCTTCGGCTCTGGTAAGCGGTTCATGGCGAAGGACCGGGAATCCGTGCTCGCCCATCTCGCCTGTATCGAAAGTCTTGTGGCCGACAATATCGTCCGGGCCCTCATCCATCGTTCTCTCCTGCCGCCCAATGCGGCTTTCAGTGTTTCTGATAGCGGACGTGGATTCCGCTAAGTTATTCTAGTTGCTTGTCGATCGGACATTTCGCGCCATCACGTTGAGAGTCTGGACCTTCGTCACGCCGCTTGCTCAATTTTCCCCGCCGTATAGGCTATCAGCCGCTCGAGGTTAGCTTTGGCAATCGGATCCTCTTCGGCCGAGTAGTTGCGAAGCTGCTGGATCATGTTGTGGAGCAGGTTCTTCTTGACCTGGCTGGCGCCGCGCCGCTGCTTGAGCAGCCCTGTGACAGTCTTCTCGATCTCTGGCGACCCTTTCCGGACCCGGCCGCCGGGATGCGGTTTGAGCTCGAGTCGGAGCACTTCGATGAAATCAAGCAATTCTGGATCCGGACGGAACCACTCGCCCCTCATTCGAAGGTGCTTGAATTTCTTATGGGCCTCCGGTTCCGGGATCCGCTCATAGGGAACGGCAAGCAAAAGCTTGAGCTCGATGGCACTGCCGGGCTGCAACTCAGTCTTCCGCGCACGCGGGTTTAGAGACTGCCCGATTTTGATGCCTTCACTGCCAAGGATGAAATAGGTGTATCGGTGCGGGCCGTGCTTAAAATTGTCTTTACGCGCCAAAGGCGCTACTACGCCCGCACTTTCCCGCAAGTAATTGATATCACGGTGTTGTTCGACAACTTCTTCCCCCACCATCGCTCTAACTCCTAGTTGATATTGTTAAGCTTTTCACTCCACGGACCGCACCTTCCCACTAGGTGCGGGAATAGAGGTTCCGGGTTTGGACAGTTTTTCCATGTGCTCGGCAGCCAGCCGGCGCCGGTCTGCCGCTCGAGTGTAGAGGGCGGCCATCTGACCACCTTCCCACCCGAATATCGCCTCGAGGGTCGCCACGGTCGCCCCGTTGTTCGCCGCTCGAGTCGCGGCGGCCTTCCGGATCCCATGGGCAGATTTTTTGATGCCAGCAGCCCGGCAAGCGTCCCGGAATAGGTTTCCAAGGACTTCCTTCCGGATCGGTTGCCCCTTCTTGCTCGAGATGATAGCGAGCTCGCCGATTGGGCCAGCCGCGATCGTGTGCTCGAGCTCGGGGAGAACAGGGATTGTCACCCTGGTTCCGGTCTTCTCTGCGTCGATCGTAATAACGCCGTTCCTGATGTGCTGCTTGCCGAGTTTGGCCGCGTCGCCGCGGCGCAGGCCGGTGTAAAGGTAGACGTCGAACATCACCCGTTCGCGTGTGCCTCGAGGCCAGCGGCGTTCGAACTGCTCGAGCTCGTCCTCGGTCCATACCGGGAAGCCCTTCGTCTTGGGCTTGGCCACGGCGTTGCCGAGCGTCGGATCCTCTTTGACGTGTTGGGAGGAAACGGCCCATTTGAACATGCCGTGCAGGGTGTCAACGAAATGGCGGGCAGCGTATGGCTTCCGGCGATCGACGCCCTGCTTAACGGCGCCGCGGGTGATCTTGGATAGGGGCTGGTTGCCGCCAGTCTTCAGAACCTGGCGCATGATGTTCTCGCGCTGCTTACGCGTAGCCATGGAGAGCTCGGTCCAAGCCGAGGTTTGGCGGTAGAGCATCCACAGCCACTCGAGCGACCCCCTGGCGGCCTTGGCTGGCGGCTGTGAGCTCTCGCCATGCAGCGCGGCTTGGTATGCGAGCTCGAACTCAGGCGCCCCGTAGTCCGCCTTGATGCGAACCCGGGGGCCTTTGCCAATGCGGACATACCAGACTGTCTTGCCGTGGCGGTTCGTTTCCCGGTGAAGGTGAGGCGGGCGGGGGCGGGGCATGGAGATCACAATACCACCTCCTGCTCGAGCTCAACGGCCGGCGGAGGCTTTTCCCCTGTCAGATCGATGCGGATCCTGCCATCCGGCAGGAGCTCGACCGCGCCAGCGCCAGCCTGCTTCGCCGCTCGGATGGAGCGAGCAACATCAGCCTGCGTAAATTTGGCGGCGGTTCGGCTCATGGATCAAATATACTCTTGGTTGCTTGTTTCTGGAATGCCTACACAAGGCCCGGACTCCCCAAGCGACCGCGCCAAACGATATTTATTTTCGGCATCGCTCAGGTAGAGCTTGCCCTGTTCGCGCTCGGTCGTCTCGGGTGCCGGGGTGGTCATTTCGGCGGCTCCGGAATCGGCATCCAATGGGTCACCGGCTCAATCACTGGAGAGTGCAGCCGTCGCGTTGATCCGTCCTCAAACTTATATCCGTTGTGCATCTGCATTTCACGGCACGACGAGATAAACGCTTCAAACTCTGGCTGATACCAACACCGGACCACATCTTCCTTGCGATGGCTGTCGGCCCATCGGATTGAATGAAAGCCACCAATGATCGGCGTTCCATCCCGCGGTGCAGTCTCAATTGGTTGCCATTCACTCATGTTTTGCCCTTTCGATCTTTCGTCATGTCCGCGAGAGCCAGGCTTAGATCAAAAGCCGTAGGCAGGGTCAGGATCGCGCGGAAGGTCGCCAGGTTGAAGATGCGAAACCTGCATAGATTTACCTTCCCTTGTGACGCGATACATTGGGCGATCCTTTGTCACGCGTTGCAACTCCGCCTCGTCGATGTTGTCAATTTCGACGTATCCATCATTCTCCATTTTCTCCAATTCAGCCTCGGCTTGCCGCTGTGCGTCCTCTTGGCTATCGGCCTTGATGCGTATTGAGATTTTACCTCGTACCTCGACCTCAGCGGTGTATTCCCCTGGTCTGTCATTGCGCGAGAAGTCGGCTGGATTTGGCATTTTAACTTTGGTGTTAGTCATTTTCTCACCCTCGTTGATTGCCTAAAAATGACGCTCACTTTCGCTCCACAGAATACCGCGCGCGGGCAGCAATCTTCAATTGGCGCTTGACCCATCCATCCTTTCGCGGGGTCGGCTCCCCTTGGCCTCGGTAGATACCAGCCCTGCGCGCGGCGTGGCCAACAGCGCTTGGATCAATATCGAACTCGGCTGCGATGTCTTCGTATCGATCGCCTCTGAGGATAAGCTCGAACATCTTCTGGCGTGAACTTTCGTTCAAGTATCTTCCGTTCGGGGTCTTGCTCATGACTAGCCCTTTCGGTCTCCAGAAGACTCCGGCGGGTCAGGCGTGTAGTAGCCAGTGCCATCACACTCTGGGCAGGCTGACTTCCATTTACTCCCAGCGCACATCTCGCACGGCAACTGCTCCACTTTGGCGTTACCGGCGGGTTTTAGGATGTACCCGATCCAGTCTTCAATTTCTGTCTGGATGTGCTGCGCCAATTCATCGCGATTGGCCTCGGTGTTTTTCTCCGGGTTGTCGGAGAGAAACAGAACGGCAAGATCGTAGCAGCGTGAATCGTAGCCCATCACTTTGCCTCCCGCTGTTTCGGACTTCCCACAACTCCGGGCTTCCGAGCCCGTATCGATTTCAGGCCTAGGCGAGAGGCGCGACCAACAACTGAATGAAACGACTTTCCGACATATCCGGCCGCTTCTCGAAGGGTGTAGCCCATAGCTAGCGCTTCATTGAGTTTTTGGTCTTGCTCTGGCGTGTAGGTATTGCTCTTGTTCTGGCACTGCTCTTTCTGTGTTGCCCAACGGCAATTGTCCGGCCCGTAATCGCCGTTGTTGTCGATCCGCTCGATCGTCAGACCGTTGCGCGGACCCATGTCGGCCAGGAAGTTCTCGAACACATCCCAACGCGCACAGACCTTGATACCGCGCCCGCCGTATCTGGCGTAGTCGCCGTGGGATGGATTATTGCAGCGCTCGCGAATACGCGTCCAAGTGCGGTGCTCCGGGTTGTCCGACAGCCCATGGCGCCGGTTATGTCCTGATGCGCAAGCCTTGCTGCAATACTTCCCGCGAGCCCACGGAGAGCACTGGAAATCCCTACCGCACTTCAGGCAGGTTGAAGTTCTCATTTGGTTTCTCCGTGCCGGAGTGGGCGCGAAATCAAAACAATCATCGGCTCAATCCCACCTGGTATTTTTCGACAGCCTGGTCTCGCGCTGGAGGTATGTTTCCTCGAAAAGCATGGCTACAGCGACGAACGGGAAGATAAAAATACCTAGGATGAACATCATTTTTCCTCCGGGTGCGTGTGCGGATAAGGGAACATCCATGCGAACAGCATCACCGCGAAGGTGAGAATTGCGACGGCGCCAAAAACCACTGCCAGAAGATCATTTGCTGTTCTCCTGTGGAGATGTGTCCGGACTTGCGGGCGGTTCGGGCGTCGGCCTCCAATGCGTGGCCTTATAAATTGACGCCCACGTTTTCTTGAACCCGCGGTGAAATCTGAATGGGTCGTTTGGGTCCATCGCTGGATTGAGACGCGCGCAATTGGCCGCCCAATCCAGATAAAAATCTAAACGCTCGTTGTCAGGAGCCGTTTCGATCGGCTGCCACTGGTCCGGACATGGGGCAAGTCCGGCGCCTAGTTTTTCGAACTGGCGCGCGAGATTGGTTTCGAAGTTTTCAAGCGCCTTCCCGCCGATAGCCGCCGCCGCGCCATAGTGGTGCAAGATGTAGGTGTGAAGTCGCTTCAACGCTTCCGATGTTTCGGTCTCGGGAGAAGATTGGTCGGTCATGACAGCCTCGTATTGATAAAAACCAAAATCCACAGCGCGGATACGTATGCGATGGGCAGGAGCTCTGGTTTGGTCATTTCGCCTCCGGCCAATTCTTGTCCACTATCCAACAGGCAAAGACGATCCAGCCGACCAGCACAACACCAGCAGTAAGCACCCACATGAAATCATCCGGCGACGGCGCGAAAACCTGAGAGGCAAGGAAAATCATCAGAACTTCCTTTTCTGGTCCGGGTCGCATGTGACTTCCCACTGGCCCGGCTGTTCGATCTCCATCCAGCGACACGAGGCTTTCGCGCGCTTGTCGATCTCTGCGTTGATCTGCTCGCGGCGAACTTCATCGGTCGGACGATACCGCCCCTGCTTCTCGCTCCAGGTGGACGCGGGCTCATAGCAACCGGAGAGCAGCAGGAGAGCGAGCAGGCTGGCTGTCGTGGGCTGTGATCGGTTAACCCATGTCATGTCCTGCGCTCCACCGGCCTTGATGCTGTTCTCTGTGGACGCGCCTTGGCGAATCCGCGTGACTGGATTTTCTTTCGCGGCGGCGTGAGCCCGTAAGTCTTCTTGAGCACGGCATCAGCCTTCGCCATGCGCTGGTTGTCGATCCTGTCTTTGGCAACGGCGCATACATCACACCAGACGCCGCAGTTTTCGATTGTCGGCTGTCCACCAAGCCCGTCAGGATCAAGGTGTTCGTAACGAAGATGGCCGGCGCGGATATAAATCCCGCAGCCTGGGGCTTCGCATCTTGGAATGCCGTCAGGTTTGCAGGCGCGAGCGAATGCGGCCTTGCGAACCTTCTGCGGAAATTCTTTACGGTCTTGGCCACGTAGGGAGGTCATGCGCCAACCCTTTCCTTGGCAAGCCATTCCTGAAATTTGCTATCGAGCTGATGCCAGAGAACGCGCTTGCGGTGGTCAGTTGAAAATTCCGATCGCGAATGAACTTCGCAGATGTCACGCACAGTGGCTGCGGCGTCTCCATAGTTTAACCAATATGCGCTGTAATATTCTTTCAGGAAGGCGATGAAGACAGGATCAGCGCACCTGATCCCCGCCTGCGCCGCCGGCTGCACATTGCGCCAGTCCATCCGCTTCGTCCCGTCAGGGCGAGTGCTTGGGGGACTTCCTGACGGGACGTTGCTGGGCGCCTCCTTCTGCACGGGTAGCTCGTTCTCGCCGATCTCCACCAGCACCACGGCGTAGCGCGTGCCCATCGGGGCCTGCGTTAAGCGTGTATCCATATCGATGCCTTGAACCGTGAAGGACACCTTCCAGTCGCCATTTTGGCGCTGTGCAAGGGCGTCCTTCTTCGCTTCAAGCGATATGGCGTTGTTGCGGGCGTGATCGGCGGGTGTCATTGCTCAGTCCTCAAAAAGGAATTGAGTCATCATCCAGCGGCCCACTTGCCGGATGACCAGCCGGAGGACCGCTCGAAATCGGGTCTTCGCGGCGTGCAGGCTTGTTGTCCCTCGCGGTCGGGATGCGAACACGAAGACCGGCCATTGGCTTGCCCTGGAACTCCGTCATGATGGAGAACAGGATGATCGGCTGGTCGTACCAATCCGATGTGTCGTCTCCGTAGAAGTCGCTGATGGTATAGGCATTGGTCTTGTTTAGAACCACGCCCTTTTCCTTGCCCTTGAAGTACAGGACAGGTTTTTCGCCATCGCCGACTTCTTCGCGTTCGCAGTTGGACATGATGACCTTGACTTCTTGGCCCTTCAAATCTGAGGCCTTGAGGTATTTGCTAGGGAATTCTTCGGACATTTTCATTTTAGTTGCCTTGGTGTGAGGTAAGGTGAGTAATGGTGGTTGGCAGATTTGCTACCAGCTCTGCCTCTACTGGTTGATGCTCATGGCGGCTTTGACAGCCTCTTGATGCGGCTCCATGTCGAATGCAGAGAGCGCCTCAGCTATCAAAAGCCGCAGCGATTGTTCGGATGGCTCGGTCAGATGTCCGCTACCGACAAGGGCTTCACAGTGTCCGACCAGCTTGGCGACGGCATATGCCTGTCTGTTTAGCTTGGTGATGGAGACGGGCTCGTGTTGAGCGCGCCAGCAATCCAGTTGGAGTTCTGCCATGGCGCTCATGGTTGAACCCACTGAATGACTGGAAGACGAACGGCCATGTAAGCTTCAACCATCGCCTGACCGCGGTCAGAAATGGTAAACGGGGAGCGCCTCTCCATCACATCCAACTTGCTCCATTCGTCGTCTGGAGTAATCTGGACCAGTAATTCCCAATCAAGGAATAGCTGGATAGCTTCCTTAACGGCCGGCGATGCTGCGTGCTGGCCGGGAACTTCATCGCGATAGTCGCGAGCGCAAGCGTAGTAGTGCAGAAGCATTTTAATCATCAGCGGTGACATCAGTAGATTTCTCCGTCGCCGTTCTCGATGCTGAAAAGGTTTTCGTCTGCTTGGTCGGCCGTCAGCTTGCGCGGCGCCCTGAAATGAACCGGGTCGGTTTCGTCCATTGCATTGATGTCGATCCATGCGGTGGACGGTGCGTTGATGCCGGGCTGAGCTGGGAGCATTTTCGGATGGCCGTTCATGGTCAGGGCCACACAAGGAATGAGAAGAACGCGATTGCCGGTGACGCCAACAGCCCGAACAGGGTCGCCAATACGAAGGTGCGAAGGGTGGTCATGTGCGCACCTTCGCCATGAACTGGTCGTGCTTGGCTTCGGAAATCGCCGCGGTAATGGATTGCGGAGGTTCACCGGGGACGACCTTGCGAATGCTAAAAATCCGATCTCCGAAACCCTCATGCTCTTTCGCGAAAGCTTTTGCTTCGCGCAGCGTGGGGAAGATTTTTTCCCACGCGGGTCGGGTTTCGCCGTAGACCACTCGATATTTTGCCATCTGGCTTGCTCTCCGTTTTCTAAATCAGTCCGGGGTGGCGTTAGTCCAAGCTGCCAGCGGCAGTGCGCGGCTCGACGGCGTTGTGCTCGGTCAGGCCGCCCCGCCTGCACCACGCATCAAACTTTGCCGGGGACCCCCAGCATGTGGACGGCGCGTAATTGTAGAGAAAGCGGACGTATCTCTCGACGCAGCGACGGTTTTCGTCGTCAGCGTGCTCAAAGGTGCCACGCAGGTCATTCGACAGTAGCGCTGCCAAGAATGAACCGGGAGGAATGCCGTTCTCAATGTACCGACGCAAACCGCCGATCATGTAGTCGGGTATCAGCGACCAGTCAGCGGGGCGTCCGTGAGTGTAGGTTGGGAAGGTTTCGGTCATGGCGATCTCCGTTGCGTCGGAGATCAGTCAAGCATGCCTTCACGGTGCTGTCAAGCGCTACTTCACGCCGACTTCACGCAAAATGTCCTCGGGTGGGCCCAAAAGGCTATCCACCATACGTTCAATGAGTTCTTGCTGGTCGGGAGTGAGACGGCTGATCTTGGCGGCGAGGGGGCCAGGTTTAGGCCCTGACCCGTAAAAGTAGTCCACGGGCACGTCTAAAAGCTTGGAAAGGGCTTCTATGTGCTTTCTCGGGTCCGTGTCCCCACGTTCCCATTGCCAAACGAGCTGCTTGGTCACGCCTATTTCGTCCGCGAGCCGTTGGAGGCTCCATTTCTTGGCCTTTCGAGCTCTCTCAATGAGTTTTCCAATAACCATATCAACAGCATAAAGCTGCGCTTGACGCTGTAAATGAAGTAGGGCTTGACTTTGCCGTGAAGCCGTGCTTGACATATCAGCCATGTCAAACACCCCATTGTATCGAGCCATTGAAGCCGCTGGCGGTCTCACAAAGCTCGCGGCTTCATTGCAAATTACCAAGCAGGCAGTTGCCCAATGGGAAGAAGTTCCCCCGCTGCGCGTGTTGGAGGTCGAGCGGATTTCGGGAGTGTCCCGGCACGAGCTGCGACCTGATTTGTACCCTGTCGAAGAAGGCGCTCGCGCATGAAAACGCGATGGCCGAATTACATTTGGCATTGGGAGACCCCCCGCCGGGTAACGAGGTCACATCCTGCCATAGGTCAAGCGTGGTTGTCATCAACTCTTCACACAACCGACAAACTTTTGATCGGTTCCAATTCTGTCAACATGATTGACGAACCTCACCCCAATACCGAGTTCGCTGCGACACCCAGCGAAGCGACGGCAGTCAATACCTCCAGCCCCCTCCCGGTGGCTGCCGTCGCAGCAATTCCAGAAGCGGGCCCGTGCGGTTTTGATTGGGAGGCGCTCTGATGCACTGGCGGAAATCATTTCCCCCGCGCCCTTCGCTCGAACTCCGCGAGATCAGCGAGCCTTCGCCTGACGAGCGCGAGCCGGGCCTCCTCTTCTTTGCGATGGTCATCGCGCCGCTTCTCGTCGTCTTGAGTATTTTGGTTTTTGTCCGTCTGTAAGAATCGCGTGACGTTCGCTGTTAGCGCAGCGAGCGAAATCCAAGTGTCTGTGTTGTCGTTATCGTGCGTGCCTTCCATGTCGATCATCAAACATGGAAGGGCTTTGCAAGTGTGCAAAAGGATTTGGAAGATGTCTGACGCCGCGTTCATCGATCAGGCAGTTGCGTGGTCGAAAGATTTAACTCGCATGAAGGCGCGAGGGCCTGGCGACACAGAAAACGCCATGCGTCAAATCGAACGTCAGTACGGCGTGGATTACGGATTCCTATGGTCGCTTCGTTATCGCCGGGAGCGACTTAGGACAATCAGCATCTCGGTCTACGAGAGCATCAGGGCGGCTTATCTCGCAGAGTGTGCGGCACAGATGCGGAAGCTAGCAAATGATATCGAACGAACCGAGGAAATCACCGGGCCTGATAACGCTGCTGTTCGGGCGGCTAAGGCTCTTTTGGGCAAGGAGATTTAAATGACAGTCATGCCTGTCGTGAGCCCCTTCATCACCGACGAAGACAACCGCTTCGTCCTCAACGAAGAAGCCTTCATGGAGGCGCTGGACCTCCCAGCGTTCATTGCATCGCCCAGCGCTGAGTTTAGGGCGGCGGAGATCGAGCCGTTGCTGAAGACATTGTTTCAGAGAAGCCTTTAACAAGCAGGGGATTTGAATGCCAAATGCTAATGGCTCGGTATGGACTGAAGCGCTTGTAGCCGATCTGGTTCGGCTATGGAGCCACGGATATTCCTGCGCGCAGATCGGTGCTGTTATCGGGGTTACGCGCAACGCGGTGATAGGCAAGGCGAGGCGTCTTAATCTCCCTGCCCACACCCGAGCCCGCAATGTCAACGGACAGAAGCGGGCGTTTGATCCAATCCCTTCGGAAACGCCGCACGCACGACAGAGGCCGCCAAAAACGATTTTCAAATCTCGTGAGCGCAAGCCGAGAGCCAGGGTCATCAACCCCGACGCAAAGCCGCCATTGATGACTGTTTTTTCGGTCCTCACAGGGAACCCGATCACCGTTGCAAGACAGAAATACCCGCGCCTTGATCGCCAGATGACAAAGGACGAGCTTCGCAACATGCTTACCGAAGCCGTTCGCAACACTGCAGCGACGGTGACGCCATGAACCTCCACGACATCATCATAGACCGTAGCGAGGCACAGAAAGCCATCCGCGTAGACAAGCTTCGGGAGGAGCTTAAGGCTGCCGGATATTCCGTGGTGCTCACAACCTATCTGGCTGCACTGGCATTCCAAGCAAAGCGCCTGAAGCGCTTGGAGGAAGCATGAAACAGCCGGGCTATGGTTCGACGCGGCGTTCCTCACTGGCGGCGCCTGAGCATTACGCCGGTCTGCGCCGGATCGTAGTTGCGTTCGATGAAGAAACGTTTGCCCAGGTTCGCGACCGCTCGGTTAAGCACAAGACCAGCTTTGCTGAGCAAGTGAGGCTGTTGGTTGAATGGGGAATGATGGCAAAGGAATCAGGAAAATGAAATTGCGCTTTCAGGCAAGGCGGCTGAAGCGCATGGAGGAAGCATCATGAAGGCAAATACCAAAACGTTGCTCCGTCTGCTCAAAGCCAAGCGCCTGGCCCTGTCGAAAGCCGATCCCAAGTCACGGGACAGGATCAGGCAAAGGGTGAAGGCGCTGGAGGTGGCGAGGCAGATCAAGAGCGAGTGCAGGGCAGCATGAGCATCGCAGAATCCACGCCGATCAACGCTCACTCATGGGAGCGCGAGGCCAATGAACACTATGTCGAACCGCATTGGTGCAGCGAGCGGCTGTTTGCCGAAGAGAAGTTTGACGGCCCGATCTGGGATCCCTGCTGCGGTTTCGGTCGAATACCGATTGCTGCGATCAATGCCGGCTTCACTTCAGTCGGAACTGACATCAAAGACCGCGGCTATGCGGATTTCGGCGGAATCCATGATTTCCTGACCATGAAGCAGCACCCCATCAAGGGCGACGTGGTCTGCAATCCTCCGTTCAACGTTGCACCGCAGTTTGCCGCGCGCGCGCTGGCGCTGGATGGCGTCGGCAAGGTCGCGATGATCTTCCCCACGGCGCGTCTCAATGCGGCTCACTGGCTGCGAGAAACGCCACTGGCGCGCGTCTGGCTGATGACGCCTCGTCCCAGCATGCCGCCCGGCCACACCATCACGGCCGGCGAGAAGCCCGGCGGAGGCAAGATGGATTTCTGCTGGCTGGTCTGGACTAAAGGCCGCATCGGCCCGGCTGATCTCCGATGGCTGCGGAGGGATGGATGAGCCTTCGCAAATGCCCAGATTGCGAGAACTTCCACCGCGGGCGCTGTCTCGTATGTCGTCCGTGCGCCCGTCAACGGCTGATTGATCGCGTCGTCACCGAGTTTGTTTCCCATGAAACAGTTACCCCCACCCATACAGAAAGAGGAGATCATGAAACCCTCAGTCCGTGATGTCGTCGCCAGGGCGATGTACGAAGTCGAAAATCCAAGGATGCCCTGGGATCACCCAGACACGGTGAAGTTCGTGCAGCCAATAATGAAGCGCCGGGCCACTAAAATCATCGCAGCCTACAATAGGGCAGTCCGCACTACCTATACCCAGAAAGGACGCAAATGAGCGAAGCACAGCAGGGGCATAATTCGAAAGAGCAGTTGAAAGCCATTATCTCGAGGGTCGAAGCCGTAGAGCTCGAGATCAAGGAAAGCCAGTCCGACCGGGCCGATATCTACAAGGAAGCCTCGAGCAACGGTTTCGACGTGCCTGCGCTCCGGGCAATCGTCCGAGCTCGGCGTGAGGACCCCGCGAAGCGCGCCGCTCGAGAGGCCATGATCGACCTCTACCGCGGGCAAATGGGGATCGAGTGATGACCGGAATTCATTACCTCTATGTGATTGCCTCAGTTGAGGATGGCGTTCCTGTCTCCCCTTGCAAGATTGGCATCACCTCGAGCTTGGTTAGCCGTCTTAGTGGTATTCAGACAGGCAACGCCAAAAAGCTCGAGATCATAAGCGCCATACCGATCCCAACCAGGGATTTGGTTCAGGCGATCGAGCAGGAGCTCCACAGCCATTTGGCTGAGTTCCGGCTCGTTGGGGAATGGTTCAACGTCAGTCCGGTTGATGCTGCCATCGGCGCATGCACGGTCGCCCACGACGCTTTCATGCTTATCGTGCCAGACAAGGAGAAGGCATACGGGGCTCTCGAGACATTGGGAATCGTCGCGGAGATATCTCGGTGCTTCGAATTCATTGAGCACTGCAAGAGCTCGGGGCTCCCGCTTAAGTCCCGATTTCATCCAGACCGTTCCCTGAACTAGGAGCGGAAATGACTGAACCGCTAACACCAGCAGGCTTGGACCTTCGTGATTTTGACTGGATGCCGCTCGAGGTGAAGCGGCTTCGGGACAGCGATCTGTCTGTGCTGGCCTCTGGTGACGCATTCAGGGCTGCCGTCCTCCTATGGTGTGCAGCTTGGCATCAAGTTCCGGCCGGTTCACTGCCGGCTGACGACCGATTGCTCGCCAACCTGGCTGGTTACGGTCGCGATCTCGAGGGGTGGGTGCGCGTCAAAGACGACGCCATGCACGGTTTTATCGAGTGTTCGGATGGCCGGATGTACCACCCGGTAGTTTGCGAAAAGGCTATAGAGGCCGACGAACAACGTAACAAACAACGTAAGAGGACTGAGGCCGCAACGTCAGCGCGACGTAACGTTCAACGTGACGATAAACGTAACGATGACCACCTTACCTTACCTGACCTAACCTTACCTAAATCTAAGAAACGTGCGGCTGCTCCGCAGCCTTCGAGCTCGAGTGATGATTTCGAAAATCTCAAAAAGGTCTTCCCAAGGCGGAAGGGAAACTACGGCTGGAAGGCCGCTGAGCGAAAGTTCAATTCGCTGGTGAAAACTGGGGTTGATCCTGCGGTAATCATCGAAGCCGCCAGACGGCTTGGCGACGAGCTCCGCTCGAGAGTGGGGACAGAATTTATCCCGATGCCGGCAAGCTGGCTAAACTCGGAGGATTTCGTTGAAAGCGCGGTCTCGAGATTTGATGCCGCTACCGAGCTCGATTGGGACCAGGTTCTCACGAGCTACAAGAAATTCGGGCATTGGTCGCCGCAAGCTGGTCCAGACCCGGATTCACCAGCCTGCCGAGCTCCTCGAGAGATGCTCGAGAAATACGGCCTTGAGCTCCGGAGGATGGACGCATGACCCTCGCTCTCGCTGGCATCTCGGGGAGGAAGAATTGAGCGAAATATTCTCTGAAGCGATGAACAAGTGCCCGTTCTGCCGGTCTAGGTGCGTAACGCTCTGGACCGAAACGGACGGCAACAACCTGATTACTGACGCATGGGTTGAGTGCGACGATTGCAGCGCGCGCGGTCCGGCTGCTGATACAGAGCATGAATCTGTTCAGAAGTGGAACGCAGCCGCATGATCCGCGACCCCTCAGACGGCTCGGTAAGGGAAAAGCCCGCCATCGGAATTCCGATAACGGAACAGAAACAGGCACCTGTGATAGACACCACCACCTCCGGCCTCCCGCTCGCCAGCACCAAGCCGGAGAACATCGCAAGGCTGGAGAAATCGCGGGAGTGGCTGAGAGATTATCGCGCCGGGAAGTTCAAGCAGACGGATGGAGATGGATAATGACTGACACATGGGCAAACACCCGCGCATCAATTAACCGGCTTAAGGCTGCTTGGCGGCTGGCAGACGAAGACACCAGATTTGATCTAGGATTTTGGGCAACTGGCCTCACTATGATGGCGCTGTCAATTATTCACCAGTTCGGGTGGACGGGAGCGCTGTTCTGCGCCGGGTTCGTCATTTGGCGTGCCAGCAACCGCGCCCTGCGACAAGAATGACCGCCAACCAAGGAACCACCATGCACGGACACTCCATGAGCAAGAACATCAGGCGGGTTGGGATTTCGGCGAGCAAGAAGGGGAGGCCGAACCCGGAGTATCCGCGGCATCTGATCGAAGTTGATGACCCCTACGAACTAGGTGCCAAGACCGTTGCCGAGCGGAACATCAAGAACGACCCGTTGGCTAACCTTCACGCGCGGCATCAGATCGACGAAGCACAATACCACGCCGGCCGCGCATTCCAACACGATTTCGAGATTGCCGAGCGAGGTCCGCGCGCAATTGACCCGAGCAAGGAAGCAGTTGACGGCGGACGCATTCCAGAACCTATTACAGAACAGCAGCAGAAGGCCGTGGGGCGCTTAAACCGGGCGGGGCGTGCATTGGGTGCAGATGGCTCCGGTCTTATCCACGCCGTTCTAATCGGCCGGCAGACATGCTCTCAGGTTGCGGGAGCAAGGGGGCTGTCCGGAGAGCGCTGGGAAAAATACTTCGGAATGCGGTTCCGGGAATGCTTGGAATGTTTGGCGGTGGTTTATGGTTTTGCTATGACTCCTGGTATCAGCGAGGGCAAATCATGACCGAATGGCAGCCGATAGAAACCGCTCCGAAGGATAACTCGATTGTCGTCTTGTATTGTCCGCGGGGCATTCCCAGGCAGGGCTATGGGGACGCAGACCCTCCAGTAACAATCGGGCATTTTGCCGTAGGCGAGTATGGCGGTCCGGCTCGCTGGCTCAGCGTTGAGTCCATAATGGAGGTTCACGACTACGGCGGAATGACCGGAGTTTCCACTGCTGTTGAGCAAATCGAAGTGGATCCAACCCACTGGATGCCGATGCCATCACTGCCGGGTACGAGGAAATCAACATCGCACACAGACCAGTGTAATTCCGCTTGACTGGTCCAGCAAATCACCCCAGATTGGGCATCGTCGCAAGTGATTTGCGATAGGCGGGCAACTTTTGACGATTAGTCGGTTTCAGGCCCACCGGATTTCGAAAACCGACTAGAACAATTTGCGCCCGCGCCGGGAAACTGGCCGCGGGTTTTTCATTGGGAGCAAATATGGAAACCAAGATACCGTTGAGCAAAGAATTCCTAGAGCAAAAGGCTGCTGAGGCCCGTAGGGCTGACGAGGCCAAGCGGCGCTATGCCGAAGTGCGCGGGTTAAACCCGATTACACTCAAGCCGTTCGAACCACATTGGAGCACCCCATGAAGAAACCCAAGCCCCGCCCGAAGCCAACGAAGCCGAAGCCGGGATCGTGCTGAAAATTCTAAACTGGATTTGAATGGATGAAGAATGCCCAGAGGGAAACCGAAAGGGGCGCCTAAGACTGGCGGTCGTCAGAAGGGGACTCCGAACAAGAACACCGCGATTTTGAAAGATGCCATCCTGACTGCAGCGACGCTTGCTGGTGGCGAGAAAGATGGATTGGTCGGGTATCTCAAGATACAGGCGATGGCCAACCCAGGGCCGTTTATGGCGCTTCTGGGCAAGGTTCTACCGATGCAGATAGCGGGCGACGCTGAGAATCCACTCCAAACCTTTACCAGAATTGAGCTGATTGGTGTCCGCTCTACAGATCAGGATACCCGATAAGCTAGTCCCGGTCTTTACCGGCGAGGCTATGTATCGCGGCTCCTACGGGGGGCGAGGATCGGCCAAGACCAGAACGTTCGCCAAGATGGCCGCCGTTCGCGGCGCGATGTTTGGTGACGCTGGCGTTAATGGTGTGGTTGTTTGTGGCCGTGAGTTTATGAACTCTCTGGCAGACAGTTCCTTCGCTGAAATCAAAATGGCCATCGCTGAGGAGCCTTGGCTGGCTGAAAAGTATGATGTTGGCGAGAGCTACATCCGCACCAAGGACGGCCGGGTAGAGTTCGCGTTCATCGGGCTACGTCGAAGCCTGATGAGCCTGAAATCAAAGTCCCGGATCTTGATCCTTTGGGTAGACGAGGCTGAACAGGTCTCGGAAGATGCCTGGATGATCGTTGATCCGACAGTCCGCGAGGAAGAGTCGGAAATATGGGTAACTTGGAACCCGGCGCGGAAGAAGAGCGCGACACACTTGCGGTTTCGCACTGATCCGCCGCCAATGTCCAAGATTGTCGAGATGAACTGGCGGGATAACCCGTGGTTCCCGGCAAAGCTGAACATCAAGCGCCTCCACGATTTGGAGAAGCGTCCCGATCAATATGACCACGTTTGGGAAGGCGACTTCGTGACAGTGGTGGAGGGAGCGTATTTCGCTGCATCGTTATCACAAGCCAAGCTAAAGGGACACATCGGCGACGTATCGCCTGACCCACTAATGACCGTCCGTGCGTTCTGGGATATCGGGGGTACGGGCGCCAAGGCCGACGCATGTGCCATCTGGATAGCTCAGTTTGTCGGGACTACCATTCGGGTGCTGGACTATTACGAGGCGGTAGGTCAGCCGCTCGCGACGCATGTGCAGTGGTTACGAGATCAGGGGTGGGGAAAGGCTTATTGCTTCCTTCCGCATGACGGCGCGACGAACGACAAGGTTTACGACGTCTCATACGAGAGCGCGCTGCGACAGGCATTATTCGAGGTCCGGGTTATTCCGAACCAGGGCAAGGGCGCGGCCAAGATGCGTATCGAGGCCGCCCGGCGGCTGTTTCCGAGTATCCGGTTCAACAAGGACACGACCGAGGCCGGCAGAGATGCCCTCGGCTGGTATCACGAAAAGAAATCGGATGACGAGCGCAATGTCGGGCTTGGTCCTGAGCACGACTGGTCATCTCACGGTGCCGACGCCTTCGGGCTCATGTGCGTGGCTTATGAAATGCCTGAAGACGGCGAAGAGGATGACGAAGATGACCGCAGCCAGCAACGTGGCCGATCCAGCGTGACGGGGTATTGAGATGGGAAACCGGGAGGTTCTTTCCGAGTGTAATGCGCTCGCAAAATGGGGGGATGGGCCATGGATGGCAGTGAAGGTAGAAGGTGATGCCACATTTGCGCCAAGCGGCCTGAAGGTTGAGGCTCCAAGCAAAATAAAGATGTGCGGGATCGAAGATATATTGTCCGAATACGACAGTAATGGCTGGACGGCCGTCAGCGGGTTTGGCCTTTAAATGCTCTACGCTCCCGCGTCTGACGCAAAGCCCAAGAAGACGACAGACCTTGCGAAGACGCTTGCCAAGCTGCTGACGTTCGAGACCTCGCAGAACATCGCCGAGGAATTGGGCGACGAGAAGCTTTCCAAGATAGCCCAGGACGTAGAGCGCAAGTACGATATCGACAAGAAATCCCGCTCCGACTGGGAAGAATCGTCCAAGAAGGCAATGGACATAGCGCTTCAGGTGCGCCAGCCCAAGAACTACCCGTTCCAAGGCGCGGCGAACATCAAGTATCCGCTTGTGACCGTTGCTGCACTGCAATTCGGGGCGAGGGCGTATCCAGCCATTGTGGACGGCGCCCGCATCGTCAAGGGCCAGGTGGTTGGCAACGATCAGGGCGTTCCGATTAAGGACGAGAACGGCGATCCAAAGGTTGACCCGTTAAGCGGTGAGCCGCTGTGGATCAAGAAGCCCGGCGAGAAGCGCGCCAAGGCGGATCGTGTCTCGAAGCATATGTCATACCAGCTCCTTAATGAGATGGAGGAATGGGAGGAAGACACCGACGTTCTGCTGCATCATCTTCCGATCGTGGGCTGTGCGTTCAGAAAGGTATGGCGTTCGGAGACGCTGGGTCGGAACAAATCGGAGATGGTGCCGGCGATCCACCTGATCGTCAACGACAAGTGCCGGTCATTGGACGAGGCCCCGGCTGTCACCCATGAGGTGTATGTCTATCCGCAGGACATCGAGGAACGGAAGCTTTCCGGCATCTGGCTCGATCTGGACCTGGGCTCGGTTCAGGACGCCGACAATGACGAGGATGCGCCGCACCTGTTCCTTGAGCAGCATTGTTTCATTGACCTGGACGAGGATGGCTACAAGGAGCCGTACATCGTCACGGTGCACAAGGACTCCTGTCAGGTCGTCCGCATCGTTGCTAATTTCAGCATGGATGAGGTCAAGGATAACGGCAAGCGCATCGTTCGCATTCCGAAGGATCAGTATTTCGTCAAATATTCGTTCATCCCTGATCCGAAGGGCGGGTTTTACGACATAGGGTTTGGTCAGCTTCTTGAGAGCCTTGGCGAAACGATCGACACCACGATCAACCAGATGCTGGACGCCGGGCATCTCGCGATTGCTGGCGGCGGGTTCATCGGGACCGGCATTCGCCTGAAGAAGGGCGGGCAGATCAAGGTTTCGCCGGGTCGGTTCGAGCAGGTTGAGACGACAGGCAGTCTGAAGGATCAGGTGCTGCCGCACCAGTTCCCAGAGCCGAGCGTGGTGCTGTTCAACCTGCTGGGCATGATGATCGACGCGGCCAAGGACATTACGGCCGTCAAAGATATCCTGACCGGGGATACTGACGGCAAGGTCCAGACCGCCACGACTACGCTGGCAATGATTGAACAGGGCTTGAAAGTCTTCACAGCCATTTACAAGCGCATCTATCGCGCCCTGAAGCATGAATTCAAACTCCTGTTCAAACTCAATGCCGCTCACATCAATGAGCAGGAATACTATACCTTTAATGACGAGCAAGAGGTAGTCCAAAAGAGCGATTACGATCTGGCCTCGATGGATGTCTGCCCAGTTGCCGATCCGAAGATGGTCACGGACATGCAGAGGAGCGCGCGGGCACAGGTGCTGATGCAGATCGGGCAAGACCCGGCGCTTGGTCCATTGCAAGACCCTATGGAAGTTCTGCGGCGCGTTTATGACGCGATGGGCATTGAGGAGCCGGACAAGTTGATCAAGAAGCAGCAGGGCCCGAGCCCGGTCGATCAGCTCCAGATGGAAGCGCTGCAGGCCAAGACCGCAAAGGACATGGCGGGCGCGTCACAGGCTGCGGCGCAGGCCGATAAGACGACGGCTGAAACGGCGCTGTTGCCACGACAGGCAGATGCTGATGTGACGAAAACCCTGTCGGATGCCCAGAAGACCATGATGGACGCGCAGATGGCGCCGGCCGATCGGTTGATGGAAGCCCAGCGGCAGGACATGGAAGACGCGCATCGAGACAAGGACCGCGAGGAAATGCGGGTCAAGATGGCTGACAAGGAAGCCTCTACCGTATGATCGACCGCGAAATGTTTGAGGAATGGCTTGCCAATCCGGTCACCGAACACGTCATGAAGCGTGTCGGGGAACTGGCTGAAGCCAACAAGCAGAAATGGATTGATGAATCCTGGGGCGCGGGCAACTGCAACCCACAGGTATTGATCGACCTGAAGGCGCGGGCAGAAGCCGCGAAAGACCTGAGCGAACTGAAATATGAGGATGTGAGCGACGATGACGAACAACAGCGGAATCTACCCGACGGAATACAAGGCACTCGTGCAGCCAATCAAGGTTGACGAGAAGACAAAGGGCGGCATTATCCTCCCTGACGAGACCAAGGAGCGCGATCAGTTTGCCCAGATGCAGGGTACATTGATAGCCGTCTCCCCGCTAGCCTTCACCTACGCCGACAAGGTAGACTGGGGCGATTACGCGAAGCCAAAGCCCGGTGACAAGGTGATGTTTGCGAGGTATGCTGGCGCCGCTGTAAAGGGCAAGGACGGTGCGGATTATCGCATCATCAGCGACAAGGACATCTCGGCGGTGCTGGCATGACAATCAAGGAACGGGCTCAGAAGGCGCTGGATACTGCCTTCCCATCTACACCGGAAGATACGGCGTATGATGTGTTTATTGCTGACAACGAGGTTGGATACATTCGTGTGCCATGGGGCAGTAGAGGCCGTCCGGTCGCGGTGTCCAAAAACGAGCATGGCGCATTCGTGAATGCGGCTGATCTGCCTGATGGCACGGGAGCTGGTACGGCGATTTATGCCGGCTCAATCCGGAGGGGCAAGTTTCCCGAATAACCGATCCGACAATTCGATCTGACCCGCCCGCCACTTCGGCGGGTTTTTTATTGAGGTGGACATGAGAACAACTCTCTCAACAGAAATCGTCAAGCGAGCCCACCAAACAGAACCGCAGGGTGATGGCATCGTGATGGTTTTGATCAGACTGGATGAGATTTTGGCTGCGTCACGGGCTTACCAGCGCAGCAAGTTGAAGGAAAAAGCATGAGCGACACAGATACCGAATCCCCGCTAGAGGCATTCGTAGACGACAGTCCGCCGGAAGACATCGAGAACGCCAAGAAAATCGGCTGGAAAGACCCCTCTGAATGGAAGGGCAGCCCGCCCAAGAACGGCTTCGTCAAGGCCAAGCAGTACCTGGAGCGGGCCGAGACCGTCATTCCGATCATGCGGTCAGAAAACAAGAAGCTCAAGGACGAGCTGGCCGAGGCCAAGGCTGACCTAAAGACCTTCAAGGAAGGCACAGCAAAGACCATCGAGAACATGTCCCGCATGACGAAGGTCGCTTTAGACCGCCAGCGGGCACAGCTTGAAGACAAGTATTCCGCGGCGATCGATGCCGCAACAGAGGTGGGCGACAAGGAAGCGGTCCGCAAGCTCCGCGACGCCGAGCGCAAAGACCTCAAGGAATTCGACGCCGCGGCCGAGGAAGTCGCCGAGGAAAAGACCGAGAAGGGCAAGAAGGACGTTAACGCGGCGCTGCCAAAGGATGTGCAGGACACCATCGGGCACTGGATCGGAGAAAACCATTGGTACTCGACCGATCCGGAAATGCAGGTGGTTGCCAACAGCTATCACGGCAAGCTTCTAAAGGACAAACCGGGCCTGACGCTGGCGGAAAATCTTGAGGAAACACGGAAATACGTCGCCAAGCGCTATCCGGAGAAATTCAAGGCCGACGATGACGAAGACGACGATGAAAAGCCGGCGCGTGGCTCTCGCGTGGAGGGTGGCTCTCGCGTGGCTGGCGGAGGTGGCGGGTCAAGGTTCGCAAAGCTCCCCGCTGATGCCAAGGCGCAGGCCGACAAGTTCATCAAGGAAGACGGTCTGTTCCTGGAAAAGGGAGAAGACCCCGTAAAGGATTTGGCCAAGGCGCGCGAACGGTACGCGGCCGATTATCTCGGAGATCAGGCATGAGCGACACCATGGAAATCAAGCGCGGCCCGGGCCGTCCTCCTCGCACCGAGGAAGTCAAAACCGAGCGCCGGCGCCGCGCCGATTCCGCAACCGCCGCCGGCCTGAAACTCCATGTTCCGCAGGACATGAAGGACGAGGCCAATTTTGCCTATCGCTGGGCCAACGACAAGCCCGGCCGGCTTCACCAAATGACCGTTCAAGATGATTGGGACGTTGTATCAACGGACCGCCCCGATCAGCTCACAGCCGCCTCTGAGGGCAGCGTGATGAAGAGAGCCGTTGACAAGGCGACCGGCGACAGCGCCGTGCTTCTGAGGAAGCCGCGAAAATACTTTGATGCAGATCGACTGGAGAAGCAGAAGCCCGTTGACGAGATTGAAAAGGCCCTACGTCGCGGTGCAGCGCCAAGCTCCGAAGGAATTTCCGGATCGGAGGCTTACGTGCCCGGTGGCAAAAACACCATCGGCCGATAGCCACACACCCCATCAATCCACTTTCATCCTAGGAGGCCAAATTGGCCAACACGAACAGTCCATTTGGGCTGCGTCCGGTCCGCTATGTGGACGGTCGCCCCTATAATGGTGCCATCGAGGAGTACTTTGCGACTGGCGCGACGGGCGTAATTCGTCCCGGCGATCCGATCGTCGAATCCGGCACCACCAACACTGCTGAAATTCAGGGCCGCGCGCCCGGAACCATGCAGACCTGCACCATCGCACTGCCAGGTTCTGGCGATCCGATCACCGGCGTTTGCGTTGCTGTCGTTCCCGTCACCCGCGATTCCCTCGTCTATCGCGAAGACTCGACCGACCGCATTATCCAAGTCGCTCGCGGGCATGACCTGATCTTCGAAGTCCAGGCCGATGCCGGCGGTACTGCCTTGGCAGCCGTTGATATTGGCTTGTTCGCCGTTCTAGCCGCCGGCACCACCACCACCCTGCGTTCTGACTGGACGCTCGATACCTCTGTCGCCCCAACCACAACTGCCGCATTCCAGCTCAAGCTCATGGGCTTCTCCAAGAAGCCCAAGAACGGTGAGATTGGTGCTTACGCTGTCGTTGAAGTCCTCATCAACAACCACACGCTGGCCAGCATCGCTGATGTCGGTCGTGCGAACGCCATCTAGGGAGGACCCAGACAATGGCAGGCGTAATCACCACCGGCAACCATCCGAAAGCCCTATGGCCTGGGATGCACGCGTTCTTCGGCGCCTCCTACAAGGAGTTTCCCGAGGAATTCCGCGAAATCTTCATGGTCGAGAAATCGTCCAAGAACTACGAGGAAGACACCGCCCTCACCGGGTTTGGGCTCGCCCCGACCAAGACCGAGGGCGGCGCAATCTCCTACGATTCCGAAACCCAGGGCTTCACCAAGCGCTATACGCATGTCGTGTACGGCCTTGGCTACGTCGTGACCGAGGAAGAGCTGGAGGATAACCAGTACGAGATCGTTTCGAGGCGGCGCATCAAGCGTCTGGCGTTTTCCATGCGCCAGACCAAGGAGATAGTCTCCGCGAACGTGCTCAACCGTGCCACTACCTCCGGCTATAACGGCGGTGACGGCGTGGTGCTGCTCTCGACGGCGCATACCTCGACCAACGGCAACTGGAGCAACACGCTCTCGACCGCGGCGGACCTTTCGGAAGCAGCGCTTGAGGACATGGTGATCCAGATCGGCCAGGCCACCAACGATCGCGGCTTGCAGATCGCGCTTCGCCCCACGAAGTTGATCATCCCGGTCAATCTTCAGTTCGACGCGAAGCGTATCCTGAAGTCGGAACTGCAGTCGGGAACCCCGAACAACGACATCAATGCCCTGAAGGGAATGTTTGACTATTCGGTCAACCACTACCTGACGGACTCCGATGCGTGGTTCATGAAGACCGATGCGCCGAACGGCATGACCATGTTTGACCGGCGCGCGCTGTCGTTTACGCAGGACAACGACTTCGACACTGCCAACGCGAAGGCCAAGGCGACCATGCGGTTTTCGGTCGGCTGGTCGGATGCACACGGCCTGTATGGGTCAGTTGGCGCCTGACGACTATCAAGAGCGGGGTTTAGGCCCCGCTCTTTCCACTCTCACCATCGGAATCCTTTAACCAAGGCCCTGACGGGTCGATTGGGAGACTTTCCATGCCTGCTGCAAACTATACGAACGGGTTCGCTGGCGGACTTACCCTCCGCAATGTTCCGCTCTTTCAGACCAATCCCGGTCGCGTATTCTGGGTATCCAACGCCTCTACGACCCTGACCGGCCAGCGCGGCGGGTCGGATGGCAACAAGGGCACCTTTGACGCTCCGTTCGGAACGCTGGAATACGCCCTTAGCCAGTGCACCGCGAACCGCGGCGATATCATCTTCATCAAGCCGGGCCATGCCGAATCCGTGACCTCTGCGACCTCGCTCAACTTCGACGTTGCCGGCGTTTCAATCATCGGCCTCGGTACGGGTTCGAAGCGGCCGACGTTTACATTCACCACGGCCAACACGGCGACGATCCCGGTTACCGCCGACAATATGTCGGTGAGCAACTGCAAGTTTGTCGGCAATTTCCTGTCGATCGCTTCGTGCTTCACGCTAGCGGCGGCGGCGGACTTCGTGATTGACGGTTGCGACTTCAGCGACACCAGCGCTACCCTTGGTTTTCTGTCGATCGTAACCACGACGGTTTCGGTCAACGCGGACGGTCTGACCTACACCAATAACAGGCGCAAGTCGGACGCCACTACCTCTCCGGGTCCTGATCTCGTCATTGCCGGCACCATGAGCCGGCTGAAGGTCAACTACAACAAGTCAATCCACACCGTGGCCTCGAATAACGTGGCGGCGCTGGTCAACCATGCGGCGCTGGTCATGACCGACGCGGAAGTGATCGGGAATCTGGTTTATTCGGTCAATACCGACACGGCGACGGGAGCCATTCTGGTCCTGACCACGGCCACGACTGGATCGGGGATCATCGCGCATAACCGTATCCGTGCACTGGACGTAGCTGGCGCTATCCTGGTGACGGCAACCGCAGTGCAGTACGGCATGTTTGATAATCTCTATACCGGCGAGACTTCGCTGCTGTCTGGCTTCGTCCTGCCGGCCATCGCAACCGACGCGTAATAGCCATCAACTCGGGCGGCCGGCATGGCCGCCCATTTTCTGGAGACATAGATGGCAGACACGGTAGACGTAAAGGTCGTGTATTCCGGCAAGCGCCGGTACACGGTCCACATGACCAACGTTTCGGACGGGACGGGCGAAAGCGCGGTTGTCAAAGTAGACATCTCGGCTTTGACAGGATTTCCGTTCACCCCGACCGCAACAACGATCGATTTGATTGAGTACAACGTGCAGGGGTTCACCTCTGTCCGTCTGTTCTGGGATCATACCACGGATGACGAGATCGCAGTCCTTGGAACGGGTGCAGGCGTTATCGATTGGGGCGCCTATGGCGGCAACGTCGATCCTCGTTCGGCCGGTGGAACGGGAGATATCCTCCTGACCACGGTCGGCGGTGCGTCTGGTTCCACTTACGACATCACCCTGCACCTTCGTCCGAAGGCGTAGCGCGTGGCGACCTTCAACAAAATCAATTCGTTTGTCGAGAACGTCGCCGAGAAGGTGCACAATCTCGGCTCGGATACGCTGAAGGTCGTACTGACGAACTCGGCGCCGGTTGCCACCAATACCGTTCTGGCGAATATCACGCAGATCGCCAATGGCAACGGCTACACGACAGGCGGGACGCAGGCAGTTCAATCGTCTTCTGCACAGACGTCGGGAACCTACAAGCTGGTTCTTGCCGATGTGCTGTTCACCGCTTCCGGCGGATCGATCGGTCCGTTTCGATACGCCGCGCTCTACAACGACACAGCCACCAACGACGAATTGATAGGCTGGTACGATTACGGAACCGAGCTGACGATCACCAGCGGGAATAGCTTCCTCGTTGATTTCGATCCGACAGCCGGCGTGCTGACAATCACCTGATGCTCGGGTTTGACGCGACGGGACGCTTTGCGCTCGGTCAGGTCACGGCGGCATCAACCACAGTCCTCACAGCCTCGGCTGCTGCCTACACGCTTACCGGGAACGCAGCGACGTTCATGGTTTCTCAGCACTCCAGCGTGGGGGACTTTGCTCTCACGGGGATTGCAGCAACGTTCAAGATCATCATGCCGGCCTCGGTCGCCTCATACATCGTGAGCGGCAACCCATCCTGGGCCGTCACGTCACAGCGAAAGCCGCTCTACATCAGCGGGCAAGGATACTGGAGGGGCCGGCTGTGACATATGTTCCCGGAGACTTCTGGCGCATCTGTGACGTGTGCGGATTTCGTTACCGCTCATCGCAAACGTTCAAGCGATGGGATGGCCTGATAACTTGCTCAGAGGATTGGGAGCCGCGGCATCCGCAGGATTTCGTGAGAGGCCGCCGGGATAGGCAGAACGTTCCTGACCCGCGTCCCGATGGTGTGGATACGTTCCTGGGTCCGCTGCAAACCAATATCAGCGCCGCGGCTTCGGCTGGGGCGACTACCATCAATGTGGGCTCGTCGGTTCGGTTCCAAACTACAGATCAGATCGGCATCACCATCAATGGCAGCGTGGAGCGCCACGTCATTCTAACTATCCCAAGCGCGACCAGTATTGAGCTAACCGCTGGAATTGGCGGGGCTGCGGATATCGGCGCGGTTGTCGTCAACTATTCGGCCGTCTCGGCGCCGAGCCTCTAGGACATCATGGCAACCAGCGGCACCTACGTCTTCAGCAGAAATCGCGACCAACTGCTAACAAGAGCCCTGCGGCTGTGCGGGGCTATTGGCAGCGGTGATACGCCGGACAGCCAGACCATCACGGACGCCGCTGAAGCGCTGAACGCGATGGTGAAGCACTGGCAGGCCATCGGAATCCATATCTGGCGCACGACCGAGGCGACGATATTCCTGCAAGCCAACCAGGTTCGTTACGAACTGTCGTCCACGTCAACGGACCATGCGACCGAGAGTTTTACCGAGACGACGCTATCGGCCGCGGCGGCGGATGGCGCCTCAACCATCAGCGTCACGTCGGCAACGGGAATTGCGACGACCTATTACATTGGCGTTCAGGTCGATGACGGCACAATTCACTGGACAACGGTCAACGGCGCCCCGTCAGGAACGACGGTAACCCTTACGACCGCGCTGGATGATTCCGCGGCTGCCGGATCTCGGGTTTATGTCTATCAAACCAAACTCGTCCGTCCATTGAAAATCATCTCGGCCCGGTCATACAATTTCGCCAGCGGTATTGAAACGCCGGTCGATGAGTTCGATCGCATCGAATATCAGGAACTGCCGAGCAAGACGTCTACGGGCGCTGTAAACGGCTTCTATTACGACCGTAGGGGCGGGGCGAATTCGTCCGGCTATCTCTACATCTGGCAGCCGTCCTCCGCGGTCGAGGACGCGCTTAAGGTTACCGTCGCCCGTCCTATCCAGGACTTCAATGCGGCCGGGGATGATGCCGATCTGCCGCAGGAGTGCATTGAAGCGATCGTGTGGAATCTGGCGGCTAACCTTGCTGTAGAGTACGACGCGCCGGAAACGAAACTTGTCCGGCTGCAGGCCAAGGCCACGCAATACCTGGGAGAAATTGACTGGGCCGAGCGTGAACTGGTGTCCATCCAGTTTGTCCCTGACCAATGATCATAAATTTTGCCACCCAGACATACAAGCACGCATCAAAGCCGATTTCGGCTCAGCGTGCGGTGAACTGCTACGCCGAAGCACAGCCGAAAGACGCCAAGACGCAAGTAGCGTTGCTGGGATGTCCTGGTATTGAGGAGTTCGCATCCTGCGGGAACGGTCCTGTACGTGGCATGCACGTCATGGGCGGGTTGCTCTATGTCGTCTCCGGGCAGCGGCTTTATAGTGTCTCGTCAACCGGCACCGCTACCGATATTGGCGGCAATATCACCGGATACGATGTTGTTTCGATGGACGACAATGGCTCGGAGCTGTGTATCGTCTCTGGGACGAACGGTTATCTCTACTCCACGGCGATCGGTTTCATCCTGATTTCGGATGTTGACTTCAACAACGCCAATACGGTGACGTTTTTCGATCAGAGGTTCGTGTTTGACTGGAAGGACACTAACAAATTCTTTGCCTCCGATCTGCTCGACGGGTCATCCTATTCCGCCACCGCATTTGCCTCTGCCGAATCCAGGCCGGACAATGTTCAGGCGGTCATTCTGAACAAACAGGTTCTACTTGTTTGCGGAACACAGTCGATCGAGCCGTGGCAGAATGTTGGGGCGGCAAACTTCCCGTTCGAGCGGGTTCCTGGCGCCGTGATCGAACGCGGACTGGCCGAGCCACATGCTATCTGTAAGGAAGATAATACCGTATTTTTCATGGGCGATGACCGGGTATTCTATCGCATGGATGGGCTATCGCCGGTTCGCGTCAGTACACACGCGCTTGAACATCTATGGCAGTCTCATTCGACATTCGATCAATTATTCTGCTTCGCCTATCCTTGGCAGGGGCACAAGTTTGTCACGGTGACATTCCCGGCGACCAACACGACATTCGAGTTAAATATCGCAACCGGCCTCTGGCATGAGCGGGAATCGTGGGATTTGAACGGCCGGTCACTCGGCCGGTGGCGGGCAAACTGTCACGTCACCGCCTACGACTATGAGCTGATCGGCGATTCCGTATCCGGCAAGATTGGGCACCTGTCCCACCATACCTATACCGAGTTCGACAACACGGTGCAGATGCTGGCAACTTCGCCTCCAATCCACTCCGACCGCAAGCGCGTGTTTATCCCTCGATTTGAAATGGACATCGAGGGCGGCGTTGGATTGGCGACCGGGCAGGGCTCCGATCCGCAAGTAATGCTGCGCATTTCCAAGGACGGCGGCCGAACCTGGGGCAATCAGCAGAAATGGCGCAGCATGGGCGCGATCGGGGCTTATCAGACCAGGATGCGCTGGCTGAAGCTGGGGCAATCGAGGGAGTGGGTATTTGAGGTTACGATTTCAGACCCGGTGAAGCGAACCATCATCAACGCCCATGCTGATTTGATGGTCGGCACATGACGATCACTGCTCCAGCGTCACCGATCCCGCGGCCGAACAGTCAGTTCCCGTTTATCGACATCAAGACGGGATCGTTGAGCGAGCACGGCAACCAGCTTTTGAGCGCGTGGTATAATTTCATCGTTGGGATGAACCGGACCACGCCATGCAACGCTACAGGGACGAATGTCATAAGTCTGACGCCGCTCGACGCTTCGCCGCTAATCTCGGCCTATGTTGATTACGAGATTTACTCGTTCGTCGCGGCCAACACTACATCAGGCGCAGTGACGATGACCGTTGTTCCGAAGTCGGGTACGCTTGCGACGCTGAAGGCGTATGTCGGGGACGGCGCAACGCAGGCGAACACTGGCGATATCGTTGCAGGCTCGCTGTATCTTGCAATCTATAATGCGGCGTTGGATTCAGCGGCGGGAGGCTTTGTCATCAAGTGATGCTGACAAGACAAAGAACTGCATCAAGGCTGACAGAACTAGCGAATGACAAATCAATATATCCTTGGATAAAGGGGCCGCTGGTCGGCCGCTTTGAAACGTGCAGCATCGTTAACAACCCAAACAATATCGTGATGATCGGTGAGTATGGCGGCTACGTTTTTCTTGGGATGGGAGACGGAATTTATGATGCGCACAGCCTTATCTTGCCAGAAGGCCGTGGGAAATGGGCGCTGAAGGCAGCCCACGAAGCCTTGGATTCAATCTTCGAGATCGCAACCGAAGTAACGATGATGGTTCCCAAGGGAAATATCGCCGTTCGCGCTTTAGTGCTCCGTCTCGGGGCCAAGCTTAAGGAACGGCGCGAAAATGGATGGTGGAGGGATGGCGCGTCCATACCGACCGATATCTTCTCTATAACCAAAGAGGACTGGACTAAATGCCGTTAGCTGCCGCCACTCTTGGTGTTGGATTGTTGGGCGCTGGCGCGTCGATCTGGGGCGCCAACAAAGCCGCCGACGCGCAAAAGGACGCCGCCAATCAGGCCGCTGCTGCGCAAGCGCAGGCGATGGAGTACCAGAAGGCCAATTACGAGAAATCCTCCGCCAACCTTAACCCGTTCATCAAGACAGGACAGGGAGCAAGCAATCTTCTCTCGTCGTTCTATGGCTTGAACGGAAGCGATCCAGCGCTTGGTGACAGTGCGCTTGCGGCATTTTCGCGGTCGCCAGATTATCAGTTTGCCATGAAGGAAGGCATCGGCGCACTGGATAGCTCGGCCGCGTCCAAGGGCAGTTTGTTGTCTGGCAACCAGCTTCGCGCCGTGACCGAGTACGGCTCGGGCTTGGCAACCCAGAACCTGAGCAATTACCTCACGCGGCTTTCCGGGTTGTCTCAGCAGGGAATGACTGGCGCTGGCTATCTCGGAAGTATCGGGACCGGAGCCGGAAATAGCGTTGGCGCGTCGGCCAACAATATCGCCAATTCGACCATGGCCGCAGGTACGGCCGATGCTTCCGGAATATTGGGTACGGTGAAGGGCATTAACAGCGGGCTCAATTCGCTCTCGCTCTACAACCAGATGAGCAAGTCCAGCTATGGTGGTGGTAGTGGATTTAGCCTCACCGGAACGGGAGGGCTGTACTGATGGCGATCATTGACAACACGCTCGCCGCGCAAGTCCCGACATTCGACCCGGCAACGCCGCTGGCACAAGCTGCAAAGCTACAGGCCGCCGATACCGAAATCCGGCAGGCGCAGTTCAAGCAGATGCAGACCGAAATCGGCTCGGAAGCGCGCGGTCTGGTGCCGTTCGTCAACACGCCGGAATTTCCCGCCAAGTGGGCAGAGACTTCCGATCGCATGCTTCAGCGTGGCCTGATCAACCCGCAGACGCATCAGCAGTGGCGTAATGCGCCGTCCCCGTTGCTGCTCAAGCAGATGATTGCGCAGACGGAAGACCCGACGCTGACGTTCAACAAGGAAGAGGCGCAGCGGGGGCAGAAAAATTCGGATCGGTCCTATGGTCTTGCAGCTCGCACAGCCGACCGGCTGGAGAGTGGCGCTGTTGGCGAGGCCGACAATAGGGCTGTAGCAGCCGGCAAGTATGGCTTGAAGCCCGGCACACCGGAATATACCGGCTATGTCCTTGGCGGGGATGTAAAGTCTGTTGGCGCATCAAAGATTGATGAGGACGCGGCTGCGCGGGAGCGCCAGATCAAAGCCCGCGGAATGGATCCTGCTACACCACAAAACCAGCAGTTTATTCTGACCGGGAAATATCCTCGTGAAGATGCTCAACCACTCACGGCAACCGACAAGAAGGCCATTCTTGAGGCTGACGAGGGCGTGATGATGGCCCATTCGGCCATCGGCGCACTCCAGAAAGCGACCGATCTTTCCTCCAAGGCATTCGCCGGGCCGATGGCTGGTAAGCGTGGTTATGCCGCTAGTTTCCTTGGCGAGACAAGCGATATTGGCAAGAGTGGCATTGCGACGGCCGAACTCGATAATGTCGTAACCACCAACGCACTAAGCCAGTTGAAAGCTATCTTCGGCGGGGCTCCTACCGAGGGCGAGCGGAAAATCCTGCTTGATATCCAAGGGTCGGTAAACCAGCCGCATGATGTTCGGAAAAAGATTTACGAACGCGCAATCGAGATGGCGACAAACCGCCTGAAGTTCAATGAGCAACGGGCAAACGAATTGCGAGGCGGCCAGTTCTACAAGCCGCAAGGCGCCGCCCGCGCGCCCGTTGCGCAGTCCCAAGGAATTACCGAAGCGGAATATGCCAAGCTTCCGAGCGGTTCCAAGTTCATGGCCCCCGATGGCACCGAGCGGGTCAAGCCCTGATGGCTAATTGGTGGGATGCTGCTCCATTGGCTGAAGCGACCAAGGCGCCAGCGGCTGGGCCAACCGCTGGCGCTAACTGGTGGGATGCCGCTCCATTGGCTCAAGAGGCTATTGGCAGCAGCTCCCCGGTGCTGGAACCGGGCAAGGACGGCGGCCCAAAGCGTCTCGTTATGGATATGAGTGGAAAGCCGGATCGCGGCGCACTTGATGCTGGCGCGCGCGGCGTGGCGCAAGGCTTTACCGCCAATTTCAGCGACGAAATCCGCGGGCTGGTGGAGGCTTCAGGGGCTAACCCGAATGATCCGGCCAGCCTTGGGAAACTGATCTCTGGTGCGCTGAAATACTGGGGCGGCGATGCCGAGGCCAAGAAGGCATACGAAACCGCCGTAACCCGTGAACGCGACCTCAACAAGACCGCAGAAGAGCAACATCCGGTCGCGTCCATCGCCGGCAATGTTGCCGGGGCCGTCGCGCTGCCCTTGGGGGCGGCAGGACAGGCCGCTACGTTGCCGGGACGTATGGCGGCAGGTGCCGGCGTTGGAACGGTTCTGGGCGGAGCTGCGGGCGCTGGAGAGGGTATTGGCGCAGCAGATACGGCATCGCGCGCTGCAATGGGCGCGGGCGTTGGCGGCATTGTTGGGGCCGCCGCACCGGCTGCTCTTGCCGGGGTTGCTGCGGCGGGCCGTGGTATCGCTCGGGCCACTGAACCGCTGAGAAATGCCTATCGTGGCTTCCGCGACCCTGAGGGTGAGGCCGCGCGGCGGGTTACAGCTTCAATCGCTCGCGACTACCGAAACGCCGATCCTGGGCTTTCTGGAGCCGAGTTCCGCGCCGCACGCGCAGAAGGCCAGCCGGTAACGGTTATAGACCTTGGCGGCGAGACGACGCGGGCGCTGGCCCGATCCTCGGCCAACACTTCCCCGGAAGGCCGAGGGGTTCTAAACCGCGCCATTGACGATCGGTTCGAGGGGCAGTCTGGCCGGCTTGAGGGATGGTTTAACCAGACCTTCCATTACCCAAATGCCCACTCGCAGCAGCAGGCCATTGACCAGCTTGAACGGACTGTAAATCGCACTGGATATGAGCGCGCTTACCGCCTTGGCGATCGGGATATTATGACGCCCGAGCTTGACCGGCTGCTTGGAGCTCCCGCCGTGGCAGACGCTATGCGATCAGCTGTCGAGCGTGGGCAGAACCGGGCTATCGTGCAGGGCATGGGGGCCTTCAATCCGAGGGCTACGGTCGAAAACGGTGTAGTCCGCTTCAATCGTGGGGCGAACGGCGCTCCGGCCTACCCGAACCTTCAGCTTTGGGACTATACCTATCGCGAACTTCGTGATGCCGCTCAAAGGGCGTTTCGCAGTGGCAGCAATGAAGAAGGCGGCGCGATGCAAAGCCTTGCGCAGGCGCTGCGCAATGAGCTTGACACTGCCATTCCTGCCTATGGCCAAGCCCGCGGCGTTGCGGCCAGTTTCTTCAGGGCTGAAAATGCGCTTGAGGCTGGTCAGAACTTCGTCGCTCAGAACTTCGGTAACCGGGAGGCGAGGGCGGCAATTGCCCAGATGCGCCCGCTTGAGCGGCAATTATTCCAGGATGGTTTTGTCTCGCGATATGTGGAGCAAATTCGCAACTCTCCAGACCGGCGCAACGTCCTGAACCAGATCAATAACTCCCCGGCGGCGCGCGAGAAAATAGAGATCGCGCTTGGCCCGCAACGTTCGGCCGAATTGGAAACCTTCCTGCGAGTTGAAACAGCCATGGATGCAGCGCGGGGCGCTGTGCAGGGTAATTCAACCACGACACGGCAACTGATCGAAGCTGGCCTAGCCGGGGGTGTTGGGTACGGCACAGCGACCGGAGACTGGAATCCTCAGAATGTCTTCACAGCGGCTTTCGTTGGTGGTCTCGCCCGCGGCGCGGCTTCTCGCGCTAACCAGTCGATCGATCAGCGGGTGGCCAGGCGTGTCGCAGACATGCTGGTTTCGCCAGACCCCCGCGTCCTTCAACGCGGTATGACGCTTGTAGCTCGACAGCCTCGGTATCTCGATGCTCTACGGAATGCGGATAACTCGCTTGCTCGCGTTGTTGGGGAGCAATCGGGAAGCGTTCCGGCGATCCAAGGCATGGGCGTAAGCCGCGCCGAAGATCAACCAAACATTCCAGGGCCACTGCCCTACTAGGGCGATCAGAACTACGCAGATCAACAGCGCCTTTCGGGGCGCTTTTTTATTGGGACCATTCATGGCCAGCAGATTCGTCAATCCATTCCCTCAGTATCTCGACTCCACCCCCGAAGTGCGGGCAGGGGCCTTGCTGTTCTTTTACGAGGCCGGCACATCCACAAAGCTTGACACCTATTCCGACCGCACGCTCTCTACCGCCAATACAAACCCGGTTGTGCTCAATTCCGCAGGATATCCTGCAGTCGATATCTATTTGCAGGATCTAGATTACAAGGTCGTTCTGGCTCCTTCAACCGATACCGACCCGCCGGCAAGTGCAATCTGGACCGCAGATTATGTCCGCGGGAGGGATTCCGCGCTGATCGCCAAGACGGTCACCGGATCGGGCTCTCCTAACGGCACCGTGGCCGGCACGGCAGGCTCGGCGAGCATCCTGCCGGACTTCTATTGGGATTATACCAATTTAATTCTCTACGTCTGTAAGACCACGGGAACGTCATCTACGGCGGTCTGGACGGCCGTCAATGCGTCTTCGGCAACCGCTGCCGTCCCCACCCCGCAGGGTCGTCTTACACCAACCAGCGGGTCTCCCGTTATTACCAGCGATGCATCCGCGGCAACAGCCGTCTACTACGAGCCCTATATTGGCAATCTTGTTCCGATCTACAATGGAACAACGATGATCCCGACAGAGTTTTCAGCACTGACGTTGACGCTTGCTTCTCAGCACGCCATAAGCACGCTCTACGATTGTTTCGTATTCTCGAATTCCGGTGTCCTGACGCTCGTTACCGGACCGGCATGGTCGGTTTCAACGGCCGGTTCTTGCGCCCGCGGTACGGGCGCTTCAACCACCCAGCTCACCCGCATCAAGGGCCTTTGGGTCAACGCCGTTTCCATGACGGCGCGCAATGGTTCAACAACCTATTCGGTCGGCGCCAACCTCGGAACCTATGTAGGCTCGATCTTCATCGACGGATCGGCCGGGCAGGTTTCCTGCCACGTCGCGTTCGGTCAATCGCGAAAATGGGGCGTCTGGAACGCCTATAACCGCGTTCCCATTCATGTAAAGATGGGAGATGCAACAGCGTCATGGACAAACACGCCAACGACATGGCGACAGTCACGAGCGGACGCGACGAACTTCATTCACATCTTCAGCGGACTCGCGGAAGAGCCTTACGATCTAGAGTTTGTGCAAACGGTAGCGATGGCAGTTAATGCCAACAATTCCACTTCTGAAATCGGAATCGGGTACAACTCAACGACCGTCCTGTCAGGGAAGAAGGGGCGCGGGTATTTCGAGTCCGGGGTTGCCGGCGTGCAGGTTTCCGGCTCAACCTTGGTTGCCGCCCATCTAGCGCCACCCGCGCTGGGCATCAACAAGATCAATACGCTTGAGCAGGCGCCGTCAGGAACCACCAACAACACGTTTTACGGCTCATCCGAATTGATGATGATGACCGCAAAGTGGAGAGGCTGAGTTGGCCTCTTTTCTCAATGTATGCCGGTTCACTGCGGTATCGAGCGGCACCGGAAGCTTCGTCGTTTCTGCCGCCGTCACCGGATATCAAACGCCGGCAAGCGCTGGAGCCGTTGATGGCGCGGTCTATCGGTATCGTGCTGAAAGTGCCGACCTGTCGCAATGGGAGGTCGGGTACGGCGTCTATACGTCAGGTACGGTAACGCTGACCAGAGCGACCATCCTGTCAAATTCCTCCGGCGGGGCATCTGCAATCAATTTCAGCACGGTGCCTACGGTCGCCATTGTCGCGCTGGCGGAAGACCTGATCTTCATGAGCCCGCCGCAGGGGCGTCTGACATTGCAAACAGACGTCCCGGTCATGACGACGACGCAATCCGCGAAAACAACGATCTACTATACGCCGCATGTCGGAGACATCATACCGCTCTACGACGGCGCCAGCATGGCGCCGACACGGTTTACTGAGCTTTCGGTATTAACGACCGATACGACCAAGAGCCCGGCAGCGATAGGCGCCAGCAAGATCAATGACTGGTTTGTCTGGGACGATGCTGGCACGATCCGCCTTGGGCACGGCCCGGATTGGACGAGCGACACTGGAGGGAGATCGGCTGGTACGGCTCTGGTCCATGTCAATGGAATCTACCTCAACGCGGTTTCGATTACGAATGGACCGGCGGCAGAGCGCGGAACGTATGTCGGTACTACGCGAAGCAATAGCTCGTCACAGCTTGACTGGATCATCGGAGGGTCTGGGGCCGGTGGCGTTGGTGCGTTCCTCTATGTCTGGAATGTTTACAACCGAAGGCCCTATGAGGCAGTTTCGCAAGATTCTGGAAATTGGGCCTATACGACCGCATCATGGCGATCAGCAAACAACAGCACGGCAAACCGCATCAGTTTCGTTCGTGGTCTTGATGAAGATGCGATTACCGCAAGATATGCAAGTCTTGCGCTCACAACAACCAATGCAATTCAGCTTGGCTTAGGCATAGGGCTTGATTCTACGAGCGCTTTGGCTTCCGGGGCGACGGGCTACGCAACGTCGGCAACGACATATTTCAACACCGTCAACAACAACCAGATCGCCAGCGTGGCGCATTATGGTGGCATGCCTGGGGTTGGCGTGCATTTCCTGCAAGCGCTCGAATATGGCGGAACCGGCGGTTCCTTTGTCGGAATATCTGGAATTACATCCGGAGGTTTGTTCGCCACAATATGGCACTGACTCATCAATGGTTGCATTTTTCTAAAATAACCCGTCTAATCCGGGCATGACATTCCGTCTGCCTGTCATTGTCGGCCTGATGATCGTTGCGCTTGTCGCGACAACGCTTCATTCGGTCGGCTCCTACAAAAAGGCAAATGGAATGACGTTTACTCTCGTCGGAGCGGCACTCGTTCGCAAGGCTATCGTAAATGGTGCTGCGGTCAATCAGACGGTACAGGATAATCAGCAGCCCTATTCTGTTCTGACTTTCGATCAGGCCGTGCACGACAATCTTGGCGCGTTTGATCCAACCGATAGTTCGTTCGTAATCCCTGATGGGGTGGACTTCGCAGAATTCCGTGCGCAAGTAGTCTGGGCGATGAATTCGACCGGCCTTCGTCAACTAGTTATCCTGCGTAAATCGCCGCTCAACAACGACCCGAGCAAGTTCGAATTCTTCACTGGCGATCCTGTATCCACACAGCAGGCGAATACCAACACCACGACAGACATGGATACCGGGACCGTTGGACTGATTCCGGTCAGTCCGGGGGACCGTTTTGCGGCATTTCCTCTGCAAACATCAGGCGGCGATCTGGCGATCTCTGGCGGCACGGGAACTGTGTTCGGTGCGAAGTTCTATTCAGTGCAGTAGCGCGTAAAGCCACGTCCTAGTCAACCCAGCCGCCCTTTCCGGGCGGTTTTTTCATATCAAAGCGAGCAATAGAATGGTCGATCTCGTCGCCCTCAAGGCAGCGAATGAAAAACGCTGGGCAAATGCCAAGCTGATGCGAGGCCCTGAATTTGCTCCAGTTGCCAAGCGGCTGGTTGCGGCCAAGCAGAGCTATCTCA